TCACTTCGGCACTTCCGGCCACTGAACATCTGGCGCTTGATTCAAATCTGTATGAGTGAGTAGTACTCTGTATTTTCTCCATTCTAATAGAGATGCTCTTGTTTCATCTGTAGCCATCTCTAAGTCAACCGAGTCCTGCAACAGTGAGATTGTGTAATTTGCTTGCTGTAACAGTGTTGCTTGTTTCTGTTTTGCTTCGTTGATTTGATGCGCTTTGAGTAAGTCTTTATCAACTACCCAATCCTTACCATCCCATTTATCAAAATCGGTGGGAGGTTTCTTGAATGTCAGCGTATTCGGCAATTCCCCGATTTCAGTAATTTCAATCGGGTCACGAGTCAGCGTGTCGTAAGCGATTTTTCCGCGATAGTCGGGGAGTATTTCCCAGTGGCTTTTATCGATGCTACGGCACACGGCTTCATCAGGGGATTTAGGGAGTTCCGGGGCATCGGGATAAGCACCCGCTGACAAGCTGACTCCAAGCATCACGTATTCAATATCTGAAGCGATAAATTCTCTCGTTATCTGATTCGAGTGATAAACCTTTATCCAGCCTGCTTGAGTGGCTAAACCGTCTTTACCCAATACGGCTGTTTCATGTTCTAAAGAGTATTTCTGTTCTGTCATTATGCTGCTCTCACTATGTAGTTAAATGCGATGTTGCGGGGGCGGGTTTCATTTCCACCTGTATTGTTAGCAATTGATGTAGCTGTTGCGCCAGCAAGCGAATCTCGACCAATTGGATATCTGTATTGATCTTTAGGACCTTGATAATTAGAAAGAAAATTCCCGGTAGGATTCCCCTCAGTGAGTTGTATTCTTTTTGTGTTGTCAGCTTGCCACGACCCGCATACACGCCCCGGGTCCACTCCGCGACCATCATCCCATCCTCGAATAAACTCGCCTCTTAAATCGGGTACTCTACCGGCAGGATAAGCTTCTGCTAGATTAGGATATAAAGATTTATCAAATGCTTGACCGTTGCACGTAAGATAACCCGATGGAGGATTTAGTTGCGGCCAGGCAATGGGGGCACCAACTGGGTGAGTATTGACAATACCGCCGTAGCTCTTCGTATTAGAATTCAAAAAATAAGCATACAGATCTCCGATAGAGTTAACATATATTTGTCCGACATCTTTATTTATGTAGCCAAAATTCAGACCTTTAGCCCAACCAGTTCCCGGGCCGCTCGAAAAAGCCCCGACGTAGCTACGCTGGGGGAAGCTCTCAAAAGGAGTCACTCCCGGAAAAGCCCCCACGTCCCCGGCATTCAGACTGACATCCCCACTCAACGCCTTGCCATTAATTTTCCGGCTGCTCGGTACTGCATTATTCGCCCTCTCCACAGTCTCCGCCAAACCGAGGTTTTTCACAAACGCGTTTTTATCAGGAATGTCGGCACCGTTTTGATCTTTTGTCAGTCTGTTGCTGATATCTGACGCAAGTGCATTGATAGATTTAAGCTGTATAGATTTACCCTCAGGAGTAGTAATTGTGACTATCCCGATCTCTGTCATCCATTTGTTTAAGTTGAATAACAACTCATCGGTATAACCCAATTGTGCTGTGACTTTTCGAGCTGCATCTGAATACGTGTCGGGAACTGATGTTTGAATAAAATATTCAGCATTAAAAACCGCATCGGGGAATTTATCGATTAAGACTAACTCCGTATCACTATTAACGTTTTTGATTGCTGATAATTTAAATGCATTCCCGACTTTAATTAATATGGTTTGAGCCGGAGCAACACCGAATTTGTTATCTTTCCATTTAGTATTTGTGCCAATGCCAATATCAGAGTTGGCCGCAATTGAAATTGTGCCTGTGTTGTATGAAGACATGATGATTAACCCTTATAATTAAAAATTAAAATATGTTTCAGCATCAATATATAAAGATTTAATAGAAGAGATATACGTATAATTTCCATAATACCCCCTTTGTACTTTAATATTTTTAGAAATACATGGTGTTATGTATTTTCCATCAATTCCACCAACTGCTATTACTTTATTATTTCTTTTATAGATAGACTCCCCGAAATTACACGGCGTGTACATCGGCCTTACTATGCCTGGAATAGCAACTTTATCCCCTTCAACACGCCCGTTTAACGATGCTGATACGGGCCGCGTCAATACACCAACAGCTGATGAAAATCTAATATTATTAGAATCATCTCTAATTCTTAATCCATATTTATCATTACGTAAATTATTATCAAAATTTAAATTCGAGAAGATAACAACCTTAAACTTTCCAGATGTCATATCAGCTGACTTTGGATTTCTAACTTCCAATGTTACTTTCGGCGTTAATTCATACCCACGATAAATACTTAAAGCAACAAATGCATTATTATCCTCAGTATAGAAAAACGGGAGGCAATTATTTAGATTTAACCTGTTATCAATAACACCCAAATTAAATTCACCACTCAACATCAATTCTTTTTTGTGCGACACATAGCTGTATTTACCCACTGAATTTAAAGACGAAAAATTATTATTCCCTGATATTCTTAGTCCATATTGCCCACCTGACATTTCCGGCCATGCAATTACAACAATATACTTTGTGAAATGATTTTTCCCTTTACTTAAAAATTCATCCCAGTAAAATGTAAGATATCCCTGATTATCATAAGTCACAGACAAATCTTTACCGCCATTGGGATAGCTAGCAGGACCGTCATCTCTCCAATTAATTTCACCCAGTGTATGTGATGATATTGCGTAATCATGGCCCGGTGGAATTGGAGTTGGACATTTCCACCATGTATTCCATTTTTGCCCCCAAATGCCCGGCGTATCAGGAGTAATAATACCAGCCCACACAATGTAAGCGGGTGCTGTTTTTTCGTTAAATACAAATTTCGAAAAATCAAAAGGGTTTGTAATTCGTAAACCGTATTCACTCATAAGAACTTACCTAATTCAATTATTGGAATACCTGAGCTATTGAATATATATATACCCATGTTAGTTATCTTCATTCTATAACCGCCAGAAATCCCATTCACTTCAAACGTCCCGTTTTTCATATCAATATGCAAACCGCTCTTATTCGGAACATAATTAAGAGATTTAATATCAACACCCACCAGCAATTCTTGAATAACAGTTTTATCAATGAACGCACTACGCATAAATATTTGCCCGTTTTTAATGAAGAAAACTGATTCAAGTTTACCGTTTGATGGATTAAAAACACCGAATGTCTCTGCATTAAAGCCAATGCTTGTACTGATTTTTCCATCTTTGACTTGCGCGCCAATTACCATCCCCGCGCCGTAATATTGTCCATCATAGTTAACCCCGGCTTTTACGCTCCATGTTGCTGAACCGTCGCCTTTTTTATCAAAAACAGTAGTTGCTTTGGTTTCAATTAAAGCCTTTTGGTCTTTAAATTGTGCACTTGTCTGAGTCTGATATTCAGATAATGCTTTATCCGTATTTGCAATTGCTGTTTTATTCTCTTGAATCAATCCCTTAGCTAAAGTTATTCCATTTGTATTGTTATTAACCTCTGCTTTAACTTGATTAATATCTTTTGCCGTTGATTCATTTAATTTAGACACTGATTCTTTAATATTTAATACGCTTGAATTTGTATTCTCAAACTGACTTGACACTTGTTGTTGATAACGTGCAAATGACTGTTGATCGGATACTTGCACTTCACGAACTTCAATAATCTCAGCTTTTCTGTCTCCATTTTCTTTCATCCAGCGCTTAGTATCGGCTCCACGCGCCGCAGCATTTTCAAGAACTGCCTCAGCATTATCATCAATCTGAGATTGAAGCGCTTTACCCGCTTCTGTTGTGAGGAATTGATCACCGGCAGCGTCAATTATCCAGCTCGCATCCGAAGACGATTCCCCCCTTACAAATTCAGTCCACGGAGACTGATTGCCAGTTTTATCAACAAGACGCGCACGAAAGTAAAAAGCGACACCCGCAGCAAGACCTTGCATCGTATGTGTCCGTTGCGGGTAGGGAATATCAGTTAGTAACATCAATCCCTCACCATCATTTGTTTTGCTGTACTGAATTTCAGTTTTCAGTGTGTCTGACGTGTCATCACCAAAGTTCCAGTCAATTGTGATTCCGAACACAATGGGCGTTGTTCTGAAATTTAAAGGTACCGGAGGGTTACCCTCTTTGCCTTTCAGGGTAGTTTCCTGAGCATTGGCCCAAATGCTGGAAATATCAGAAGCATTGATAGCCCGGACACGAACTTGATAACGACCCGCATAGATGTTATCGACTTCAAAGCCTAAGGCTGATGTTCGCGGCGCTGATACCCAGTTACCATTATCTTTCCGCCATTCTGATTCATATGCTATAGCACTGTCAGCAGAATCCCAATCAGATCGCAATGTAGTTACAGCCAGACCCTGCACTATTTTAGTATAAGAGGATATGCGAACGTTTTTTGGTGGCGGCTGAACACCAGGTGGGATAACAGAGATAGGGCGTTCATCAATCCTAGCTCCAGTATCAATATGATCGTATTTTTCTGGATTATGATAAACACCGCTAATTGTGAATGTATTATCATTGTTGTCATCAATGCTTGTGACACGATACAACTGAATGGCCAAATCATCAGCATCAATAGACCATACCGCATTTTTTTGTGGCATTTCCGAATATGCTGTTGTTACTGTTACTACCGTATCATTTACCGCCTGGACCGTTCTTGCTTCTGATTTGCCGCCAGGTAAGTTGATTAGCAGGCGATCCCCTTCTTTAGCATCTGGCTTTCTGTCTAGCGTGATGTTTCTACTATTGCATTCCGATACTCTGCCACCGATTACACGCCCAGAAAACAGCTCATCTGCAACACCAATAATATCGCCGGGTAGTGGTATCTTACCTTCCAGTCCTGTTGCAAATGATACAGTCCTGTCATTAGCATTAGTTAACAAAGCCCATCTTCCGCGCCGATTAGCTTCGCTCTGACGAGTACAACCAATTGCGGTGATTTCGGTTTGGTTTACACCATATCGTCTAACCAGCTTATTATCTGAAGCAACTTCGATTGCGTCATTGTAGTGATTACTTGGATCACCATATGACACCAGAGCATGAGTATAGCGATTGCGCAGACTACCACCACCGCCATTGAATTTTCCATCAACAACCGATGCTTTAGTGAAAACACGACTAACATCGCGCGGTATATCAGCAATTGCAACGATTTTATTATCTGACCAATATGTCATTCCACGAAAAATAGCCGCGAGATCACGTAATACAGAGTAGGCTTCATTCTGCGCTTGTATGTACACGTCACACATAAAGCGCGGTTCTTTCCCGTCACCGCCCCGGCCATCCGGGACCAGTTGATCGCAATACTGAGCAATTCTATAAAGCTCCCACTTATCAACCTGGCTCGCTTCTAGTCTATCACCAAGCCCATATAACTTACTTAATAGGATATCGTAAAAAACCCAGGCGGGATTGCTACTATGCGCCAATTTAAATGTACCATCCCATATCCCAGAATAAGACCTAGTATCTGGATTGTAGTTTGATGGAACTTTAATTAATAATCCTTTAGATAGAACGCTAATTTTCGGAATGCGATTATTAAATTGTTCAGCATTAAATGTAACGAACAGAAGCGCGGTATTTGGATAACGTAATTTCACGTCAATAACTTCGGCTATTGCTTGAATATTAACTTTATCAGCATATCGACCTGAATTTTTATTTGACGTTAGCCTTCTTACTCTGATTTGCCAGCCGGTAGTAGCACTGGGTAAATTAATGCGGTGTGAGCGCTCATAAGTTGATGTTGTTTTTCCATCAAATGCAGCATTAATTACTTCTTTAAATCCCGCACCATCAGTGCTTAAATCTATTGCATATTCAATACGATAGCCCGTCGTGTCTCCGTTATCGCGTTGTTGCAATAATTGAGGAACAGAAAACCGGACACGCACGGCTGAGAGTTGTGTGTTGCTAATAGAGCGTATCCACGGCTGATCACTTTTAAGCTCCATTCCTATATTGATTTCATTATCAACGCTTGGCATTCCTTTGATGTATTCTTGTTGCTGACTGCCTGGGCGAAATTCCCATGTGACGCCCTCAAAATTTCTTGAGCCGTCAGCATTTCCGATCGGCGTTCCATCCAAAAATATCTTTGTATCATCCAAGCCGCTTGCTATCTCACCATTACTGACTGCAAGTAATATTTTTGCTGTAGATGTAGACAATAAGTTGTCTGGTGACTCAACAGGCGTATGCCCTTTGCCGCCGCCGCCCTTTCGCCCTTGAATTAATTGAGCCATATTCCACCCATAAAAAAGCCGCGTTAACGACCCTACTTAAATTAATTAAATATTGTTATTGCTGATCTTCGGTATATATCCCAGCCGAAATAATCGCCCCACCAACTTCCCTTTCACCGTAAAGCACAGGGATGGGATTACCCTGCGCGGTGGTGTTAACTGCGCCACCAAAAGCATAAGAGGGTTTATTGTCTGCATCTTGTCGCGTTGATAAGCCTGGCGGTTGCGGAGCAAGCATCTGAACAACACCACCCAAGGCCATAGCCGCGCCACCCAATGCAAGCGCCCCGCCCCATGCACCCGCTGCACTAAATGCCGCCCAGCCAGCCGGACCTGTTAGCATTGCAGCACCGATCAATGCAACACCCAAAATAGTCTGAAAGAAACCGCCGCGCTTGTTACCCTTTATAATTGGAGCAATACGGATTTCTTCGCTGGTGGTTAAGTGAAGCTCTTCATTGCTAATATTTCGTTTGCCTTTAAATATGGCAAATTCAAGCCCTTTCAAATGGGCTTCATTTAGGAACTTTTCAAAACCTTCACAGCGAACGCTAAGGGCTTTTATCGCCTCCCTTGGTGAATCAATTGCAATTATATGTTCACGCCCAAATTGTTTTCCAAGCGTGCCATAAAGCCGAACTGTTTTTAACTGACTCATACCAATTCCTTATGTCTGACTATTTTTACTGTTCTGTCACGCCAGTAATCGCTATACGGAATGATCTGACTTAGTTGTCCGTATAAGTGATGAAGCAACATCCCATTATTTACCAAAACACCGGCATGATTCGGTACATCTGCCTGCACCTGCATAATCACCATGTCACTATCACGCGGCATATCACCAACTTCTACAAAACCTTCTTTCTGCCAGTTATCTATATAGAGATTTTCGCCCTGCTCCCACCACAGGCGATCAACGCTGTAATTATGCAGAAATAAACTATGCTCTTTCTTGTAATAGTCCACAATTAAAGACCAGCAATCAGCATGGCCTAACACAAACGCCCGGCCAGTTAATGGCCTTTCTCCACGCGGCAGCATTTCCCGAATATCTCCCTCAGGCCACGAAGCAATAATCCACAGAAGCCCAGTAGCATCGCACTGCAATTGGTCCAATTCACTCGGCTGAGTTGTCACGCCATCACCGCAATGACTATGAACAATAGCAGTTATTGTCCCCCAGTCTTCTGCAAATGAATAATCTTCTGGCGATAACTCGAAATGTTCTGTAGGTTCTTTTGATAAGTTACGACAACGGAAATATTTTTCTACTCTGCCTTTTTGAGCAATAACACCGCAGCATTCATTGGGATATTCTAACTTCACATGCTCAAATATTGCGGCTATAGTTTTTTCTCTCATTATCACCTCGAAATTAAACCTGATGCCGGAAACCCTCCGAAATCCAAAGGATCACTTTTACCAAAACGCTTTTTGCAGTCTGACAGTAACCCACCGCACTCATCTTTAGCCGGATCATCGGTTGGCTTTCCGTCTTTGTCAAAATAACGGGTGCCAGCATAGCCACAACCATTCCCCGTTTTATACCATCCTCTCATGCACCAAGTACAAATTGTGTGGATTTGCCGGGTTGGAATACGCAAGCCTTGCAGATCAAACGGGCTAGATAATTCAAACTCTACAATCTCACCGGCTATTTCACTCGTTTTTGTATCAATATAGAAAACTTGCTTGAAACACTCATCAGAATTGGCCGTTGGATTTCCAGCCGGAAAATTCTTCTCATCTAAATAATGTGAAAATGTGTCAAAAACAGTTACTTTAGCTTGTAGCATGTCCTCGAATTTCAGACAAAGAGAAGAGATAAGGCTATTGATATTAGAAACAGTTAATTTTGGCCGTGGCGGTGAACCATCACTTGATTTTGACATTCCGTTAATTTCATACGGCCATGCGCCGTATTCTTTTCCCTGCCACCAGAGTGATTTCGACTTAAGATCTCCACCAGCCTCTATCTCTTCCTCTGAGTGCGGCAAGTTGTGAGCATGGAACCGTAATACAGGACCGCCAAATTTACTTCCATCAACTTCAATCAATTGAATTCGATTACCTGGTTCTAATTTCTGTACGTCTGATGTGATATTCATGCTGAAAATGCCTGTTCAAATGTTGCATTAATTGTCAAAGCGGTAGGGGATAATGGCGTCATAGTGATAGAACTAGCATCAACTCTGTAAAGCCCTTTCTGACCAAAAGGTGGTGTCCAGATAAAACTTTTAGCCGTGTGCTGTCTGATAAAATTGAGGATCGGCATCACTTCATCTTTATGCCCCGTATAAGTAAAGGGCCATTTCTGAGACACGGGATTAATACCATTCGCTGCAACTTGAGAATATCCATCACCAAATTGCACTTTTCTGACGTTGTGCACGAACTCTCCAGTGGGGCTGCCTTGTATCTGAGTTTGCCACTTGAATTCTTCTATTGACATATTTTCACTCACGAAACCTGCCGAAACATGTTAGTCAAAAAACGGAAAAAACCGCACTTAAGCGGCGGTATAGTGGATTTTAAGTAAAAAAGCCTCGCTGAAACGAGGCTGAGGAATTGCTATGCGCTATTTACATAGATAACGCCTTTAAAACATGAACCGGATCTTTCTCTATTGCCTTCAACAGGGCTTTTGCTGGTCCGGTTGGCTCACGCCTTCCCTGTTCCCAGTTTCGCAGAGTTCCAACATTAACGGAGATTAACTTAGCAAAACCAGTCTGAGTTAAACCGGTTGCATGGCGAATATTCTTTACTTTTACTGCTTCAACCTGGCTTTCAAGAGTGAGTACCTTCTCTGTGTATGTCAGTAACAGCCCACGCATAGCAGCGGGATCATTCAATACCTGCATTGGGTCAACTGACACAGGTGCCAACTTACCAGAACGGTAATCAATGAAAGTCTGGTTGACCTGCAAGCGGAACTTTGGAGAGATCCACCCAGCATACTCAACAGCTAGAAGTTCGTGGGCAAAAGTGCCACCATTACGGCCATCAAGTGAAACTGTGCAAATCTGCATAGTTTCTTTTTCTATTTCCAATACAAGCTCTTGTGCCTGCTTTGTACGTAACCATTGAGCCGGAGCCTTATTACTACCCAAACCACTCGCTTTGTGCAACGCATTCAAGTTAAAACGACCTTCTGAGTCTGTGGTGATTTCTACGCCTGCAATGACAGGAAGGTTTTTATTTGTTACATTGTTCATGTTAGTTCCTTGATAGTTACTGACATTAGAAACCTCGTTGGTGGCCGCCTTCGAGGTTTTACTTTTATTACACTGCATTTTTTGCCCTTTCATTCACATACCAAGCCAAAGCCTGATTCATCACTGAGTTTTGTGAAATTCCATCTTTGTTTGCCAGCTTGCAGATCTGATCTTTCAGGAACTCCGTTGTTCTCAACTGCATTTTTTCACTCTTTTTTCTTGTATCGAGGTTTATGTCCATTATCATTTCCTTGGGGTTAATTTGACACTATTGATATTAATTTAACACCATTGCGCATGGTGTCAAGTTAATCCTACAATATTTTTATTAACATGCGAGAGTAAAAAAAATGGCAAAGTATCCGAGTCAAATGCAAGATAAATTCAACCTTCGCTTTCCTGATGGAATGCGTGATGCCGTTGCCGAAAGAGCCAAAGAAAATGGTCGCTCGATGAACTCTGAAATAGTACAAATGATACAGGACTGTTTAGATAGAAAGACTCCAGAGACTCAACCAACAGTTTCACTCAGTAATGAATTGATGGATAAAATCATTGCCTTGGCTGAATCTATCGAAGAGATGAAAGATAAGCAAAATCAGTTAGATAATCAAAAGTAATCCAAACTAAACATAAGGGCTAATTATGACTGGATTTTTTTCAAAGCTGTTTGGAAGAAAGAATCAATCTGAGCAACAAACAGCAGCCAAGCAACATACCAAAACCTTAAAAGAAGCCAGCATACAACCAGTCTCAATCTATCCAGAAACCAGAGAGGGATTCTTGATTAGAGAGGTTGATATTTCACGGTATATAGAACCCAAATATAGAGAGTTAGCACTAAAACAGATAAATAAAGAAATAGACCTTTTTGTCGACAAAGATTCAAAAGAATATATGGATGTACTGACAAAGGAAGCCGTTTCAATATTCAGAAAACCAAAAGATGCCTTTTTTGCTATCACTCGTAATGCAAGTGCTAAGTTCTCAATGTACGAAACCATAAAAAGAAACAAGCAATTGAATTGCAAAGAATTTGAGTACAGTTGCTCCGGTGATGAGCGAGATTGCGACTGGTGTTTTAGCAACAGAAACAAAACATTCCCAATCGATACGGACATCATCAGACTTATCGAAGAAAACTGCGAATGCGAGTACAATAGATCGGTTATACTGCCTGTTATTAATTGGGGTGATGATGAATAAGCCCGTGAGGGGTTTTACAAAAGTTTCGTAAAACCCTCTGTTGGTGGTTACTTCTTCTGCTCATCTATTGAGATGATTTCAACTTATTTTTTATTTTTGTATATCTCGTAACCCAATATTAATACAGCCCTAGTCAGTTCCCCTGGATCTACGTTCAATCGGAGCGCCTCTTTATCAATCATATCCACAATATCAGCCGACATACCTATTGAATACAGCATTTCTCCAGATTCATTTTTAACATTTTCAAACCTTGTCGTGTCTCCATATGCCAACCATTCAAAGGGAACATACATAGCATTCGCTAATCTTCCAATCACTTGCGTACTTGGTTTACTTTTGCCTGATTCATATCGAGAAATTTGCGCCGGTGCAACTTCTGACTGTTTGGCTAACTCATTCTGAGACCAACCAAGCATTACCCGTCTTTCAATTAACCTTGAAGCTATTGAGTTATCATTAGTCATGACTAGTATTGACTCTTTTAATTTTAATATATACTATCATGATACATGATTAGTCATGACTACTAAAGACTCATGAGCAATCATTAAACTAAAAAAGTGAAGCCCTAATTATCGTGGGGATAGTCAGGGCTTCTAATTTGCCAGAAATCTTGGAGGAAAACCGGCATGACAAGTATAGCAATTAGCAGAACTGATAACACTATCAACGTGCCGTTCCACGGTGATGATCTGTATGTTGTTAACCATAACGGCGAGCCATATGTTCCAATGAAGCCCATAGTTGAGGGTATGGGGTTAGCATGGCAGACACAGCATAGAAAGTTAACAGAACGCTTTTCAAAAGGTATCATCGAAATGGTTATACCTTCAAAAGGCGGTGGCGGTGCACAATCAATGATTTGCCTTGCCCTGCGTAAGTTAGCTGGCTGGCTAGCCACTATCAGCCCAAACAAAGTTAAAACGTCTATCCGGGACAAGGTTATTCAATATCAAGAGGAATGCGACGATGTTCTTTATGAGTATTGGACTAAAGGCGAAGTAACCAAGAAGACCAAAACCACAACAGACGAACGTACCCCATTGCGTGATGCTGTAAACATGTTAGTTGGTAAACGTGGGTTGATGTACCCGGAAGCGTATAACTTCATTCATCACCGTTTCAATGTTAACCACATTGACGAGTTACCAATAGAGCAATTACCTGCTGCGGTTGAATATGTTCATAAACTGGCGTTAGAGGGTGAGTATCTTGGTAAAGCCGAGTTACCAGCCCCATCTAAAATTCAATTCACAGATGATGAGTTGTGTAGTCTTTGTTGGTTATGGCGAGATGCTGTTGAGATGATTAGTTCAATATCTGATGTTTACCCGATTTTAAGAGCTGCGGAACATAGGCTCGAAGGTAAATATTATTCAATGTCACGTGAATACCCACGAAACATGAACATAGCCCGGCGCTTATTAGAAAGAGAGACTGCGCATATTGAATGCGCATCGTTTACTGGTAGTGACTGGCGGGTATTGCATAACCTGAGAATTCCTAACAGTCCATTCTAATCCCAAGCGCAAGGACGCGCTGACAACTACATCACTTAATCTACAATCGCCAGCTAAGTGTACTTAGCTATTATTCACCGACCCAATGTTTGTATTTTTCATAGAATTCGTCTCTGATTTGAGGAGGGAGTTTAGCCCTGATTGATCTGATATCATCTTTGTATCTATTAATAATCAGCGAGTTATCAACGTTTGGGTTGGCAATTTTTATTTTTTCTACCATCGATTTAATATTATATTCATTGACATCAAATCCACCTTTTCTCATAATAAAGAAGCTTTCAATAGGCATATCTATTGGTCTGAAACTATTTTTTTCTTCCGCTTGCATTTTCGCCTGAACATCACTACCGCAATGCTTGCACTTTATAGCCTCTTTTCTTATTGCCTCAGCACAAAAAGGACATTTTTTGTATTCAACACTTTCACCATTGATTATCGCCTTCCTTTCATCCGTAGATGTAGATAGAGCAATAATTAAACCAAAAAGTGGGGCCGTAAATGCCATGAATCCGGCGATAATTCCATTGCCATTAGTAATATTAGAGGTCAAAACAACGATGCCAAAAGATACAACACACATAGCGATTAAATAACAAAAACCAATAAGGGCACCATTTCTTTTTCCTGCTACCACACTAACAACGATTGCAACTATGGCATAAATAATAAATCCAAATATAGGTTCCATGATATTAACTCCAATTAAAACAGCGGTACTTAAGTTGTTTTGATTCCTATTTGATACCAACGACCAACAATGACTATCATGGTCTTAGTGAATCCAACTTCTCCTGTACTGCATTTCTCGACTTATTATCAGTTATTGGCATTTGCCTCATTTGCCCCATTGCCATTTGTGTCTCAACCCACATGTCAGCCCAAACTTTAATTGAATTACCTATACTGCCAATAGTAAACCTTATTTTACCTACTGGAGTTGTAGAGTAACTATTACCAATCATTAGCTGAGTTAAGATAGCACTACCACCTTCCGTTTCTTTAGAACACAGTACTGAAGATGTTGATGACTCAACAACCATAAATCTTTTTTCGTTACAGTATGCCACCAGCGAATCCCTAACAGCTTCTTTTGTTGTGTTGGTGTACATGCCTTCCGGTTTTCCTGATTGAGTTTGTTTATTCAAAGGGACGTTATTGGTACATCCAGACAGTAAAACCGATCCCATCAATAAAATAGCTAATCTTTTCATCACACACCTCGTTTCACATTTCATTTAAGTGATGAGAGTTTAACCGTTATCGGTTGCAAATCAATGCAAAATCACATCCGTGTGAACTGGGTTTATCATCAGCCTGGTTGAATGTCAGGATTCACCAAGCAATACTTTAGGTTAATTTAAGAATTAAGCCAAACCTTAACCACAACAGAGGGATGGCTGATTACCTCTGTAAAGGAAATAGAAATGCTAGTAAAAAAATACTATCCGTTTGGTTTTACTATGGACGAATCGATCCCTAAACCTATTGCATTAGAGCTTGTAGCGATTAAACAGGTGCTAATGACAATATTAGCCAGAATGGAACCAGAAAAAAGACAAGGGATTGTAGAAGACCTATCTAATGTAGATTCTCCAATCATGAATGATATTGTTAAAAACCTTAAACTTATTGACCAAGATTAACACTTACATGCATGTCAGAATTATATAGAATTACATTTGAATTCTTTTCTATAGCGGCATTAGATAGAGCATTTTTTCTATAAGAATTAAAGGCTCTAGTATCACAACTCATCATACTCTGCATAATGATGAGCTGTTTTCTTAGTTTCTTCACTTCATTTTTCAGCTCCTGAATTTCGTTTTCCTGTGCAATTTTCATACTTCACCTCATAACATAAAAACAGGGCAATAATAGCCCTATGACTTAGTTAACGCCTGCCATAAGTGGCATTCCAGAGCGGAGAGCCAGTTTTAGTTAACTGCACTGTTATGGCTTTATCTATCGCGCCGTTAATTTGCTTTGTAATACCGGACATATCAATAGAAGCTGCATCAGCGCCTTTCTGCTGAGAACCTCCATCAATGTAAATACTGGTTTGTACTGTTACACCACCAGCCGCAGGAACTAATCCGTATCGCGGAGCGGGCTGCAATACTTGGCTGATCGGTGCTTGAGCGCTACCAACATAACCACCGTTAGCATATCCCTGTGCGCTATGCATCATGCCATAGAGATTACTAACCCCAATTCTGCTGGTGGCTTCTTTTGTAAATACAAACTCTCCGCCGTGAACAATACCTCTTGGTTCGAACTTACCACCGTGACCTGTGTAGCCACCCGATGACATTGACATTCCAGGAAGAGAAAAACCAAAAGCACTAGCCCCAGCCTCTATCGCCTTAAACACGAGCATTTGAGTGATCATCTGTGTTATTTGCTTAAGAATGGATGTTGCAAAATCCTTGAAATTGGCTTTGCCCGTTGTCAGGAAATCACTAAATGAATTACTCATCCCTTGAAATGCATTCTGTGAAATATTGGCTACATTACCATAGACGTTAGTCGCAGCATCTTGATATTCAGCAAACCCTTTTTTGAAGCCCAATTCCCAATTACCGCGAAGTTCATCCTCTTTTTTGTAGCGATCTTCCTGTGCGGCTTTCATTTTATCGAAATTAGGGTTCTTAGAAGATAGTTTGAGTTGTTCTCTCTCTCTATTTCTTTTCCCTTCTCTGTCGCTAACGCCCGCACTGCTCAATATTGAATTGGTAGCCGCTTTCTGTTGAGCGATAAATTTAGTTGCAGTGTCTTGCATGATATTGAGTTGCTTCTGCTTCTCAATTTGATCACCTATATTTGCCAGCTTTTCTTTTTCGGCAAGAATAGTTTCTTTGCTCAAAAGAAGTGATTTCTCATCTTCTTTCAATTTCCGTGTCTTAGCTGCCTCCTCTAATATTGAGAATTTTGCCTGCTCTGCCCATAGCTGTTGACGCTGAGTACTAATAACATCGTTTGCTGATTTGTGATCTTTCAGAACCTTTAATTGAGACTGTAAAGCCAATAACTCTCTGCTTGCTGCCTCTTCCGCCTGCGTACCAGCAGGTATGTTATACTTCTTCTCTTTTGGTTCCTTATGTTGTTTATTAATGGCATCAACGGCTATCTTACGCTGCTTACCACTCCACTTATCAGGGGCTTTAGCTACTTCTCTCCAAAGCTCTTTTAATGCCAATGCTCTTTTTTGTTGCCACGTTGCAGCCTTTTTTAAAATATCATTCTGATATTTCAATGACTCGGTTCTGGATTCATCAGCTTTTCTGGCTTTGTTTTGCGATTCAGAGTATCCATCTTGAGAACTGATGACAAATTCAAGTATCTTTTTTCGCTCCTCAAGTGCTGCTAACTCTCTTCCGTTTGCTCCTCCATCACCGATATTCCCCATTCCAAAAATACCAGGTCGTGATTTATCCTTTAGCTCACTAATGCGCTTAGTAATACTATTAAGTTCATCACCGTCTGTACGCTCCCTGCCAATATCAAGAGCGGCATCCCAGAACTCAGATAAATACTTTTTCCCTGCTTTAGCTGCCTTTTCAATCAGCCCCATGCTTTTTGTAACTTTATCTGTTACATCTTGTTGACTGCGAGCATACGTTTCTGTCGCATACTTACCGGCTAATTCTTTTTCACCACGCCTCTCCAATGATGAAATATATTCATATTGAGTAGACGTTAAGTAATGCAACTTCTTATTTAATTCCTCAGAGGCTTTTGTTGGTTCATCTTGCAAACGTTGGAATTGTTTGATTGTCTCATCAACTGACTGGCCTACTGCCTTCTCCATTTTAGCAGCAGTTTTCGCAACCATTTCAACCGCGCTACCAGTGAACGAACCCGAGCCGACGACTTCAGCCAACGTGGCCGCCATATTACCCTGAGTGATTCCGTCACCAGACATGGCTCTAGCTAGTCGGTTCAATTCAAGGGCTGTTTTTCCTGCATAGTTACCGGTCAAAATTAGTTGCTTGTTATATTCTGTAAACTCCTCAGATCCTTTATAATACGCATATGCAACCGTTCCAACTACACCAACTAAACCGGCCATTGCTATTCGCATTGGTGTAATGAGTGTTGTTAATGCCTTAAAGGTATTACCAATACCACCGAATGAATCTTTAATCTGTCCGCCTTGCTGTATTGCGATCAACCAAATCGGCATCCCGGAGGCTAGAGAAGTCACAATATCAGTAACTTGCATTGGCAACTGATGCATTGCCATTTTGTATTGGCCGGCAGTAATAGCGCCTCTCATAAAGGCTTGATCTTGCTGTTTCAACTTGGCAATAAATGGTGCCGCCTGTTGAGATACTCCACTTTGAGCGGCTTTTAATTCAAGGAGTTCGGTTTTTGTTTTACCGATACTATCTATTTTTAGCTTAAGGGCGTCAAGGAAGCTTTTTGCTGCTGTTTCAGCTCGCTTACTGGCTTGAGCTTCAATTAATTTTGCTCGCCCCTCCTCAGTAAGAGCAGCTTCCATATCGTACAACCGTTTATTCGTCGATTCGATAATAGCGTTGTACTTGTTAAAAACCGTTTCATTGATGATTTTTAAGTCTCTGGCCTTATTTAATTTTTCGGCCATTTTATCTAATTCAGCAAAAGCCTTATTAGTCGGATTTAAGCGATCTAATACCTTTTCTAACTCATTCCTTTGTTCCTTTAGCGCCTCCGCCGTTCTTCTTTGTGAATCAATACCGCGCTTAAATTGATCATTAAGCCCTGAAGATGCCTTACTTGCATTTTCAGCAACAGATTGAAATTTGTTTAGTTCCTGATTTCCGCGCTCCAAATCAGCGGTGTTAACCCTCAGAGAAATAGTTGCTATATCAGACATGCTGGCCTCAAAAATAAAAAAAACCAGCTTAGTGCTGGCATGGGGGTCATGTGTTAGAAACCGGAAACGATTTGACGGGTTAGCTTAGCTATCTGATTTAAATGCCCGACCCACAACAAAAACTGTCGCTAAACCAACAAGATCTAGAGTAATAAGTGTTCCAGCAAACCAGGTGTTCCCAAGAGCGGCAAATACCGTAGCTATGACAAGGATCATTACCGGGAATATCCATTGCATTTGGATTAATTGAGCTTACTTTAACCGGCCTTCTCCAGGGGTTGCTAGTCCATCCAAGCCAAGAGAGAGCATCACCCACAGGGTAATTTAAATTCTCATTTAGCCCATGTTCTAATTGACGCTTGTTATAATCATATGATGCAATGGTACTTGCTTTAATATTATCCCAATCACTATAAAAATATTCAGCATATGCTGCTGCACCAAGCAAAGGAAGATTACCTACTAACATTCTACCGCCTTTTGCCGCAGCCTGTGCGACAACTAAAAAAGTAATCCCTTTTGCTATTTGTTCTAAATAAGGCATAGCCTCATCCAATTTTTGGATAATTCCCTGCTTGTTATCTAATAACCATTTATCAGCACGTTTGGCTAAATCAGTAACGCTTTTTGTAAGCGGTCCACTTATTTCACTAGATAATCCATTTAAATTGGTTGTTAGCTTTTGAACAGCATCATTATATTCATTCGCTATTTTTATTGCTTCAGGAGTGATTATTTGACCACGTTTATTGTATTCATTGAATTGTTCCTGTACCCAGTTTGGACCCTTAGAAAACACATCTTGTTCGAATTTATTTAACCCCAATCCGTTACTAAATCTTCTCCTTTGATCCATATTCATCTTGGGCATGTTTTCAGCAGCCCACATCATTGCAGAATGAGGATTATCCTTATTAATCAATTCATAAGGATTAATACCAGCCTGTCTGAGAGCGTTTTCGTCAATTCGGCCATCAGCAGCTTTATCTCTAAGATTATTAAATTTCTCAATGGTACTCATTGCATCCTGGACTTTACCGCCCATCTGCTCATATGCATAACCCCAACGCAATACATTATTGGGATCAATAAGATGGCGACGAGAAAATCTATCTATCTCAGAAACAAAACCAGCGAAATCTCGTGTTAGCTTATCAAAGCCAAATCCAGTAGCTACAGTAGCCGCTAATTGCATCATATTGTCAGTAACACCTTTAAATGCAGCGTTAGCTATATCAAAACTCTTTTTGTCTGTTTCCAAACCAAGAGATACAAGTAATGAATCAATTGTTTCTGCCATTTATTACCTCATTTTAGATGTAAAAAAACCGCAATTAAGCGGCATATATGAAAAAACCCGCAATGTGAGCGGGTCTATTTTATTTTTTATTGATTTTCAATGGATCTGTTTGCCACCTTTTTGCAAGCCACTCATATTCTTGGTAATAAGTTTGGCTATTAAATTTCTCCCTCAAAGCTTTTATGAAAGGTTCTACTATCTCAAAGTTTTTAACTGCCGTGCTATATAGCACTTCCTTTAACATACATTCATCATAAATGTTATTTTTTACGTTAACTGAGACCCTTTCAAAGAAGTTAAGAAAGTAGTGAATTTGCCTTCTGTCTTCTGTACCCTCTTCTGTTAGATCTTCGTCATAGACATAAGACCTAAAGGACCTACCTGACTCATGGATCTTCCTGATGACCTTGTGGCCATCCCAAAAACCAAAATCACTTCTGCTTTCAGAAAGAAAAATAGCCGTCTGTGACTTTCTAGCTGTTTTTGAGTTACTTGTTATAGCACATATAGCAACAATTACACCGATAGTTACCGCAAACGCACTGACTATTTGAGCGATAGCCGTTGCATATTGCCAATTTTCACTAAGAATAATCGAACTTTCTGCTGCCATGTCATCACCCTTAAAAAAGCGGAGGCTTTGCTCCGCTTTTCACTTAACCCGTTCATTACTTGTATGTTTTGGTTGAAGATCAAACCCATTCGAATTCATCACAAATAATTCTTTTCATCATATAATATACCCCTTTTTCCTCATGGGCATGGTTACCGGTCTTGTTAGCAAATTGCGATATCACCATAGCGATATTAGTCTGATTGAACCTCTAGTTCAACAAATTTAACAACCAGAATTGTGCTTTTATTGTGCTATGGTGTATCCAAATGTTTCAGATTTGCCATCCTTGGCTTGGGGTTAGAACGGCAGATTACCAAGTCTTAAGCTGTTTAATACTCCCCAGTCACTATAGGTAAACGATGCGCATTCAATATGCGCTGTCTCTCTTTCCAGTAAACGCCGAGCGGCGTTCATGTTTCGTGGGTATTCATGTGACATTGAATGGTATTTACCTGCAAGTCTATGTTCCGCAGCTCTTAAAATCGGGTAAACATCAGATATTGAACTAACCATCTCAACAGCATTTCTCCATAGCCAGCATAAACTACATAATTCATCATCTGTGAATTGTGTTTTAGATGGGGCTGGTAACTCGGCTTTACCAAGATATTCACCTTCAATTGCCAGCTTATGCACATACTCAACAGCTTCTGTTATCTTCTCGGCTGGCAATTGATCAATGCTAGAAACGTTGAAACGCTGATGAATGAAGCTATACGCTTCCGGGTACATCAACCCACGTTTACCCACCAGCATGTTAACAGCATCACGTAACGGGGTGCGTTCGTCTGTTGTTGTTTTGGTGGATGTTGCCATTGTATCTTTCTGGCTGAAATAGCAATCTTCCAGTTTTTCGAATACGTCCCAAGCTTGATCTGTTTCTAACATCTTGGCGTGACGAGCTGCTCCGCGTTCGGTCCACAAGATAAGGCTTCTTGTCTTGGGTGAAATTTGTAGGTTACTTAAAGTAACCCGCAAATCTTGTGACTCGCTCAAAGATAGTCGCAAATTTTTCAGGTCTTGCCCCATTACCTTAAAATAGTGCTTTCCAGCAACAAAGCGATCATCATTGCGTTTGTGGTTTTGCTGGATGCGAATCACCTCTGTGCCGTAAAGCTTTGCTAGTAACTCGGTCGTGATAACTGAAATATTGTTATGTGTAATAACAGGCAAATTTTCAGCGTCAATAGTGTTATGCGTTTCATTAATTGCTATACTTGACATGTCTATATTCCTAGTAGGTTTGGACAATTAGAGGCCCTGACTGTTGCAACCAGTTGGGGCTTCGCTGTTTTATCGACTCATCATAAAAATGAATTATCGATTGTAAAGCTTGTTACTATTTTTTGTTACGAAATTGGGAAAGCGTTCTCAACTTTAGCCGTCCGTGGCCTTAAATCCTTAAGCTACTTCAACGCCGTGGATCAAATGCCGAAGAGCTTTTATTCCGTTCTCGTTATAACGAAATGCCTCAACTTGTTTATTAGAGTGGGCGGATTTATCCAGGAAGAACTTCCCGTATTGCTCGGTTTTCAGATTGTGCTCATTAGCAATCCGCCCGATTTTGTTAGCTGACAGATCCAGCATCTTTCCTACTTCACCAGCCGTGTAATATTTCTCTTCTAATACAGGGAGAGGAACCGCTTCAAAGCCGACAATAGGGTTAATGATATTTGCGGCTGCACACTGTTTTGATTCGTTGCTCAAGTGAGGCATCAAATTAAACAGATTGCTAACTGCATCAACTGACATTTTCAAAGTTCTGGCTCGGCGATATTCAGGCAAACCAGACTGGCTTTTAACACTTTTTCTTGTGTTTGACTCCAATAGAACAAGCCTATCAATTACTGCTGCACGGCGTTTAACATCATAGCCAGTGATTAAGATTTCGGTATGACGACGGTCAAGATGATACTCCCATGCGTTCGGATTGGTTATGTCATACTGAACACAACCAACACATTGATTAGTAAAGTAAAGCAAATCTGCGTTACGGATGTAATCTTTCTCTTCACCACTATATAAGGCAGATAGCATGACGCGAATATCACGGCATAGATCAGCATGATTCTTGCCCGTCAACTTCGCTATCTCGCGGCTTGACATAGTGACAGAATTTGCTGCTAGTGTTACATTATTCATGTCTGTAATTTCCTCGCTAGTTAATAACAGATTTGAGACCCCAATCGGCTGCAACCATTGGGGTTTTGCTACTTTTGGCGGACAATATCATCTTTTTATTTTCATGGAATTAGTAGACCGAGTACTTTGCTCTGTTTTTTACGTATTCTTTACCCTTCCAATTGAACGATTCATCCTTTCAGTTAGAACCTTTGCAACCTCACTATTAAAAGACCGTCCCGACAACTTCGCTTGCCCTTGATACCAGTCCCTTACATCCTGGGGCAGTCTAAGCGGGTATGCTTTCGCTTGCGCTTCTTTCTTCATTCCCTCCTCCGATACAAAAAGATACATAATAATTGTGGCATGCATGAATAGTATGATCCTATTTGTATCATTGTCAACATGAACATTTGGTATATCATGTATCTTTTTATATCTATTTGAGGTTACTCACATGGCAAAGCAATACTCGCCGTACCCTTTCAGGATGCCAGCAGAAATGAGGGAAGAAATAGAATTAAAGGCAAAGGAGTCAGGGAGGAGCCTTCAACAAGAGATGCTTAAACGCATAGAGCTTTCACTATCCCTAGAAAATCTATTCGCCGCGAACAATCCCGGCATTGAGGGAATGTATTCACATGTCGCTCAGTTATGGAAAACATCCCACGTAGCTGAAGGAAAAAACACTCAGCTAGAAACACAGGTAGCAAACTTAAAAGATCAAATCAAACTACTTACACAATCGACAAGAATAAGTGATGAACAAAAATTTGATTTAATTAGAAGAAATATCAACTCATTGAAAGATACTGTTCAGCGGATAGAAGACACCCTTCCACCATTGCTTGAACCAATAAAAGTCAAGAAGCACAACCCCAATAAATAAGCCCCATAAGGGGCTTTAAGCTACCTGTGTGGCAGTGAACGGTGCGAGGCGGATCATGATATTTGTTATAATATCGCCCTTTTATTTAATTCCAGAATCGCACATAAAATTAAATAGCTTGGTAACTTTTTCTTGATCATCTTTATATTGAACACCCAAGTGACCATCATCTTTAAAATCATAATCACCCCATTTATGAGGATGACCTAACTCATGATATGACAATGGAGCATTTGCCAATTCATGAAGTTCTTTTGCTGTGTAAGATGAATATGTTTTATCCTTACAATTTAGTACTATTTCCCTATGATCAATAAGGCCATTTCTGAAAAAAATCGGTTTCTTTTCATTGGTTAATATATCGATTGTATAATCAATGAAATAAAGTTTTACCCTATCCTTTCCGACCGATAATCCTCCAACATTGACCATGCCGCTACCCATCCTATTACCCATTCCGGTTATAATTTCTTGACCGATATAGCCATTTATTTCATTTGGTAACTTTTGATTAGCAAGGCATGTTAAGCTAATAGAAGTCACAATAATAACAATGAAAAATTTTATAATTCCCATCTCTTACCCTTACTTAATGACAAAATCACATCCTATCACCAGGAGGGCGCAATTAAACGCAAAAAAGGGCGCTTGAGAGCCATGTTCAGCAACATCTAAAAGGGCGGGAGTAAAAACCTCCCGCCTAAGGTTGTCTTACCTATTGTTGGATTCGTAAGCCATGATTACCGCAACCTCTGTATTACCTCGTTTGATATGGAGCTTACAGAGTGAACCCCTTGTTATCCATGTAAACAAGAGTAATGTCACACAAATAACAATCAAACTAAATATTGCGATTTTTTGCGGTTTCATAGCCTTCTCTCCTTGCTTCTTGCTAGGTAAGAGGCTAATCTTATGTTGCGAAGCATAAAGAATTGGCCTCATTTCGATTTATAGTCGGATGGGGCTTTCTTCTATCTGCTCCAGCACGCCAGAGACAGATAGTCTCAAGCGCCCGCCCAGAATATACCAAAGTGAAATGTATATATCCATATCAATCACGCGGCTGGATAAATCAGTTTTAACTGTCCTTTTACCCCAAATGCCGCCATACAACGAGACTCAAAATCTTTATAGTCAGCGCAACCGTTAGCCAGTATTGTTACGGCTTTCAATTGTTCTTCCACCAGCTTTGATGCCTCTGGCTTAAGATATTGATGGATCTTCTCCCCGCTACCTTTAGCAGCTTCTTTCGCTTCGGCATAAACAACATCTGGCAATACAACCTGGTATACCCACTTCGCGGTAATCGCACCAAACAGGGACGGGCAACCACCAATATGACCGTTATATTGCAAGCCAGACATGCGACTCAGCGCCTGATAGAAAGGGTGTTGAAATCGTTTTTCCCACGATACAGGCTTATCTAGCAGGAAAATGGCATTGATGCGAGGATCATCATATATCGGCTGAGTACCACGGATAAGAACATCAATTTGTTCATCACACCAGATTTCAAATTCAACTGACAGCCATCGAGCTAAACGAACAGCCAATTTAGGGTGTAGCCAAGTCCCACCCTGTGGGCCTGTCTTTGTCTTAACCAACCCAGTTTTTTTAACGAATTTAAGAACCTTTGCCCTTGATGCCGCCGAAGATGTGTCTAACTGTTTGATTTTGCTTATTTCCGTCAGAAAACCGGAATGACCAAACAGTTTGCTGCTCAAGGCTGCAAGATATTCAAGAGTATCAATTTGGCGCAACCAATCATTTGGCTCTTTGCCAAACTTCATGGTTACATCAGTAGCATTAAGCCACCCATCATCATTAAAACGAATAGGATGACCTTCATAATTAAATGGAATAATATTATTCATAGCTTATTACCTGCTCAAAAATGAACCCTTGTCACACAGGAATACCAGCCCCAGAAGGCAGCCAACCACTGGCAGTCCTCAAGGGTGCATTTGTGAAAAGGTTCTGGGCTTTATTTGATTCGTGCGTGTGAAGCACATAAAAAACCCCGACGAATGTCAGGGCGTTAGGTGTTGTCTGAATGCATGATTATTAGAGCTTCACGCTCCATCACTCTAATATCATTAAACACAGTTGCGCGGTCATTTACACCAATTAAATCCATGACTGAATGTAAGACATTGTAATCAAGTCCTGTTGCACCGGTAGCACCCACCCGCCACTGTGTAGATAACGCTTGAAATGTCAGGAATGATTCCCAGACATCAGGCCAGACTTCAACATCCTCAGCGATATCACCGAGCATTTCCAGTTCAAATTCAGAGGGGGGTTTTGTATATAATGCTCGCGCAACCGCAATTAGTTTTTTTCTCTAAATAAACCAAGCGAATTATAATATGTGGTTATTATTGCCTCAAAAGCTTGTGGGTAATTATCTAATAACGTATCCAAGTTTTCTTTATTAAATTCGTGTTCTTTAAATCCCCATCCACTTACAATAGACATAATGAATTCATTGTTTGTTATTCCTTCCCGTTTTCCCATTTCAGTTAATTTGCTTAATGGATAATGTTTGAATTCAAACGTTAATTCACCTTCACCACCACCCGGAATCGTTATTTTCACTACTTCTTTAAATGTTGGATTTGGATTTAATGTAATCTGGCTCATTGTTCACCTGTATTTCGTTAGCATCGGTATCTGAATTCTGCTCTGTTACTGTTTCATCAGTATCAGAGGATTCTCCAGATACCGTAGTTACTTTTTTGCTGATCCACGCACATAGACCATTTGCTTAGAGCGCAGAGAGAATTTCACATCAATATTTTCAACTTCGTTAATAGCAGTCTTCGGAATTTCCTGATATGAGACAGTCGCATTAAAATAGCGATCATGACCGGCTTTCTTGTTGAAGAAATAGACCGTCACCAGTTCCTTACTTTCATCCATCCCAATAAGCATGTTATGAGCAGGTAATGTTGGGTCATACGCAAAATTGAACGTCATCACCACTGCATTTTTAAACGTATCCACGTTTTGCGCCTGGTCGTCCTCGAGGAACTGAACAGTTGTCGATTGTTGATCACCGCCTTCGATGCTCACTGTTAAAACTTGTTCAATTCGGGTAAATGCAATGACTTTCCGAATTGTTCCAACAGCCCCGCCAGCCGGAAAATTATCTTTATCCGTTGTGTCCATCCCTTCAAGCGTAACAGACGTTCCTGACGCCGCTTTTACGCGAAACGCCCCTTTCATTTTTGACCAACCAGAATCAATTTGTACGATATCACCGGCCTTAATATCATTTAAATTATCTACTGTCAGAACAACTTCTTTATCATTAGTTGCCGCCGTAATATTTGCAGCTTCACCTAGTTTATTTGAAATATAAACTTTTGAGCCATTTGGGATGTTAAATGCCATGCTTCCACCTCGTGTTAAGCATAAAAATACCGCGTAGCGCGGCTATGTTGATTGGAATATTACCGGTTAACATCGGCACGATACGGCACGCTAACCGGGGTTATGTAATTAACATGATCTTGAATACTGGGATGAACTGTTGGCTCGCCATTAAAATAAACTTTGAAATCACCATCAACGACTTCATGTCCATTTTTTAACAAATTACATAATTGCTCAGACATGAATGATGCTTCAACTTCACCATTTCCAGCTTTTGTGACAATATTAACTTGCACAATCCCACGATATATTTTCATATCTAATGCAAGTCCAATATTATCCGTCGCAGCAGGTATAATGTGGCACTGTAAATACATTTCTTTGGTACTTGTGAATTCAATATTCGCATACTCAACAGGAAAGCCGTATTTATCCGCCCAGTTTCCGATATAGGCTTTAATGAGACTGATTATCTTTGACGTATTCATTTATTCACCTCACTCGCTGCATCTCTGAACATACTTGCAGCTTCTTCTGCTGTTATCCTGATCATTCCATTTGGTGCTTGTGACGAATGTCCAAATTCAAGCTTATATGCATAAGGGCGATTGTTAGTGAAATAAATAGCTTTCATACCAACCTTAAACTGATCAATCATTAAATTACCAACCGCTTTTGTCATATTGCCCTTTTTATCAATACGATTAGTTTCTCCCTCTGCGGGTTCATTAAACGATACTTGCCAGTTACCACGAAACGCCCCTCCTGTATAACCAGGTGGCTTGTAATAATCCATGCTATCAACAACCTTAACACGCTTCTTTAATTGCCGTTTCTTTGGCGTAAGATTATCGGGATCTAATTTGAGTATTTCGTTATGTTCAAATACGGCCTCATTGTAATCTCTAGCCGTTTTGTTTACTTTCCACAATTCAGGGTTTCCCACTGGCGATATATCAACAAGCTTTGCAAGAATCCTCATGCTTGCAACTTTAACGACAGTTTCGGCATTACGCTGATACTTATCAACGAATGCATTAATAGCTTGCATAAATTGATTAGAATCAGACATATTATTTTCTCAATTGTGCACGATAACAAATAAGCGTTTCAGCGGGCTTTGATGGATTGTTATTTATAACGCGATATTTATCATTATCGACTGTAACAATATCACCGACTTTAATTTCTATCTCACCAGTAAATACAATGCGAATATCACCAGCGAGAATTAACTTCCCGTCAATTTCATCAGCCCGGTAATCAGTCTTAACACCGGTGGCTTTAAATAAGCTGTCTGGCTTAAAATTCTCAATGCCATTAATTACATCAATTTTACCTTTGCGTAAGAGATCGAATTCCATGCCGTATTTTTTAATAAGCTTATCGGCTGTTTTGCGCATTCTTGGGTAGAATTTAGCCACGTCAACCTCTTACTAAGCTGATTTGATTAGCCCCGACAATCATCCCGCGCAGCAAACCGTTCAGCCATGCGAAACTCGGTGCTGATTTGCTTGTTCTCTCTGCATATGAAACGCTTACTGCGCCAGTTACTGATTCGTGAGTCACTTCCCCACCACCAGCAAATGACGGGCAGAGATCTATTTCCTGCGCTTCAATAGCAAGGCGGCATTGAGCCTGAATAACCTGTTTTGGAATAATATATTTTGGCAACACATAGCCATCAACAATTACACCCGCACGAGGCCACGCTAATAGCTGTTCTTTTACAGTTCTACTCCCTTTCCAGTGCAATCCCGCAAGATAATCCATTGCTTGCATTAGTAGATGTTCGCAAGCGATATCACTGTCTGGAATTTCGTAGTTACGAGATATTGCGAATGTTCGTAAATCTTCAACGCTCGAGTAGCTATCAAAATTGGGTGATGATGAATCAGTTACTAGCATATTCACCTCTTTTATTCACTCACTTGCCAACCATCATCAATCCAACGATCTATTTCATCAGTATGAACGTCAGCGTCGGTTGGGCCACCAGCAAAAGATGGAACATCCCTAGTCATATGTATGACTACCTCAATGGGTTCAACAGAGATAGAGTTATCTGACCGTTCTTGTGCTTCAAGCTCTTTTTGCTTTATTGCATCACGCTCTGCACGCTGCTCTTTAGTTAATCCCGCCATATACCCTTCCAATAAAAAAGGGGACGAATCCCCTATATTATTTTTATCCCAAGATGATAGTTGAGTGTTCGGGTTTAACAGAAGCCACGCCCCATGCCAAACCGACTTCATAGCGCACTTGGCGGTACTGGCGGTACAGCGCGACTTGGAAAGTGATATTCGATACAGGATCGGTAACATTCATCACATCATCCGCAGTATCACCACCTTCTGGCATTGCAGGAGTACGAGAAGCCAGCAAAAATGCATTGCGATCAAACGCCATATTTGCAGTGTAATTATCCCCAACTGTAACCTCTACATCATCGGCTACGTCTTGCAATAAACCAGGTGAGGATAAAGTGATAACTGATGCAGTCGCAGCAGCAACGACGTATTTATGTTCATCGCCGTTAAACGTGACTATATCGCCAGGTTTTACTGTTCCTTTTCCGGTATCGACAGAGATCAACCGATCTCCCGCCTTATGACCCCCAGATTTATTAACAAGGAACCCGGCCCCACCTCCGGCAGTTACCCGCTTAACACCTGCCGAGTTATGAAGATTAAAACCTTCGATGCGCCCAATTGTACCTTCACGCAAAAGATTCTCTGTGCCCGCCTCATTCACTTTGAACAAAACAGATTGCTTACCGCGGATATTAGAGATGGCAGCAGAACCAAGGACCATTTGCAAATCGGTTGTTGGTGCTCCGTTATCTTCTAATACACGTCGAGCATCAGCAAAATCAGATAAATCCTCTTTGATGCCGAATGGCGTCTTACCCGCCGTGCCAATCGCACGTGATGAGCCAAAATACAACGCCCCTAAGTCACTATCTACTTCATTTGCAAGGGCTCTAAACGCTTGTTTAAATTGATCTGCAAGGATAGTGTTATAGGTACCAGCCGGGCCAATTGCCAACTGTTCTTCACCGTTCCACTTGACTGGCGCCATTTTTGATTTAGTGATTTTCACTTGAACAGTGCCTATTTCTTGATCCCCGTCATTGGGTGCTGTAGGGCCGGGAGTGATATCAACTGTTTTTGCAACCGGCGCGACGGGTGCTGTAATATCCTGATCTTTTGCGGCGGCATCCGCCTTTGTATTGCGAGCCACAGCCGGAATAAATCCAACTTGCTCACGAGAAACAACATCTAATGCTGTATAAATTGTCGGGATAAGTCCCGTCAGTGTATTTCCTGCCATTTGTAACTCCAATTAATCTACGATTGACACGCCGTCTTTAAGTGCCATTTGCTTACCAGCAATATCAAGCGAATCAAAAGCCGAGCGTTTCATTGTTTTTTGTCCGTGCTGGTGCTGCGTCTGTTGTGAACCGCCGCCGCTATTGCCGGATGCCTTAAGAATGTGATCTTTCTGTGGGTACTGCTCGACAAGGAACTCCAGCGCTTCATCGAAATCAGCAAGCTCGCCGGGCTTAGTGCGTGAGAATACTTTGTTGCCTGATGTGTCATAAGCAACCACTTTACCATCTTCGATTTTGAATGATTGACCGAAGCGGGCTTGAACAAAATCCGCAGGAATAGCTACTTTATCTTTAATGAATAGGGAACTATTAAAACGTCCGCCAATCATCTCTTTATAAAGCTGGTCTTCCAGCGTCTTATTCTTCCCGCTTGCTTCATCAAGCTGAGTCTGGAATGCTTTAGTGATTTCAGCTTTAACCTGGTCCACCGCACCAGCATCAATCAATTTCTTTTGATCAATCTTGGTCAAAGTTTGCAGTGCTTCAATCGCCTTAGCCGGGTCTTCGATACCAGAGAATTGACTGAGCTTGGCTTCCGCCGCTTCTTTTGCCTCACGATGTGTTTTTGCTTCACCGTTCAATGCTGTAATTTTGCTCAACGCCGCAGGTGCATCAAACGGGATTTCTTTGCCGTCATCATGTACATATACTGGCATGCCGTTCTCAACTACCACTTTTCCCTCTGCATCTAATTTCAATTTCATGAGTTAATCTCCGAGCCTTCCGGCTTCAAAAAGGGTCATCCAACCCGTACGCCGTTTCGCATCCGCTAGCGGCAGGTAACAAAAAACCCGCCAGAGCGGGTTGTGATTTGAATTAAAAAGTATCTAAATCATTCATATCCAGCATCTTCAAATGCCTTTTCATCCAATTCTTTAAGTTTATCTAAATTGATAAATTCGCCCTTGTCTGTAAAAAATGTTGATGGGTTCATGCCACCATCACGCATAAGCCTGGCTCTTGTTTCACCGAGTATTTCAATTTGCCGTTTAAGTGACTGGTTCTTAAGCCACTCAAGATAAGAAATATCGGCAGGAACCTGACCGTCCATCGATGCACGAGTTCCCACAGGCATTTCGTTAGCATTAATACCCAACTCTTTCCAGGATTTAGTCACAAGATTTTCAGTGGAACGACAACAGAAATGTATCCTGCCGGGACCTTGCAGATAAGGGATTTTGTGGCCTATGGGTTTACCGCTAAGCGTGTATTTCTTGTGATCACGAATAATACACATTGTTGACGTTTTGTTATCAAGCGTTGACAACCACTGCTTGCAATCAATCAAGTCACGATTTGCATGCGCAAACTCATCACGTGCAATTGACTGCAAATGACTGACTGCTGTTTTTGCAATGCTTGTGGCGTTTGCTCTGCTCATCTGCAAAGCGCCATCACTGTAATTTAATGTTGCATGGCCTCTTATCTTCTTGCCGATTTCATAAGCACTGTCACCATCAAGATAGCCACTTCTGATAGCATTATTGATACGAATCATCCGATCATACTCAAGACCTGACGCCCACTCAGATAGCAACTTGCCCTGAAACGGCCTACCCATCGTTGCTGCATAAATCATGTCCTGGGTAACCCCAATTAATGGATAGTGTCGCAAAACAATATCAGGCAATAATGATTCAAAGAGTGAGGGATAATAACCCGCTTCATATTTAGCTAATGTCAATAACTCATCAGCCAAATCAGTAAATGCCTCTGTCACTGATTGTTTATTTATTTCTCTGACACTACCGAGCAATGACTCTAAGCGTCTTACAGTAAATGATTCAACACCCATATTACTATCATCAAGCGCCACGACCAGCTTAGTGACCAATTCAGTGTCAAATTCATTGAGTTTTTTAACCATTCTGCGAGCAACGTGATTAGAATACCGGCCAGAGAATAACTTCCTTGCTATCGCCTCATCACGTAATTTGCTGTTTACCGTTGCCATTTAATCACCCAACAAATTTGGACTCATATTATTCAGCTCATCCAAAACAGATTCTGCATCAGCATCAGGATCAATAATTTTAAGTGATTGAAGTGCTCTGATGGCATCAATGCGCCGGATATCTCCACCCTGCCTCAACGATTGAATTGCTAACGCCGCTTGCGGGTTAAACACTTGCTCTGACGTTTCCAGTTCTGTTCTAACATCAACATTTCCGCCACCCTGCAACCCAAGCCACTCAGCCATGATTTGAAGGATATTATCGAGTGCGTCTTCAAGACTATTTGCCATCGTATACAGAGGTGACTGCTCTTGCATTTTCTCCTCTGTTACCTGGTCTATGGCTTTTGTCGATGTATTCTCAGTGCGCAGTAATTTGGCACCAGCCTGACGCATTTGTTTTTCAATCTCGTGCAATGATTCTTTACCCGCGCCAATAGCGGAACCGGAATGTTCTGTATATTCCATCCCCTGTTTTGAGCGATCACTGAACCTTGTGGCTGTTGATGAGCCAATCGTTAGCTCCTGTCCATCCTCCAGTCCGAAAACATTAAGAAGGGGAACGCGAGCGACATGTAGAATATTGTCCTGTTCGCTTTGACTCTGCCAATGCTTGATGTTCAATAAAGCAAGATTTAACAGGGGCGGTGATGCCCGCATTAGCCCAGAACGTTTTGTATAAAGTTGAACAAAAGGTATATCTTCTCGTGATGTATCCCATTCATCGAATACAGCCCATGATGATGAGCTATTATTATCAGTTGATTTTCTATAAATAAACACATGACCTGGAACTATGTGTCTAATTTGTTCTATCTTAGTCTGCCCAAAGTCATCTGCATCAACCGTGATAACTTCTTTGATACGCAATTCAGTAATGATTACTTTTCCGCCAACAGTTTTTGACTTCCAGCCTATGACCTGGCGGGGATTCAACATGACCGCATATGGCCTTGCGCCCATGATTTTTTCATCTGCCTTTGTGCGCGTAGTCGCAAGATCGATGCGAGGATACTCTACAAGCGCATAAGCAACGCCGTATTGAATGGCTAAGCTAAACCATTCCTGCGCCCAAACATCAAGCCTGTTTCCCTCAAGATCAAAATTTTCACATAATTTAACTATCTCTTCTGGAACATTTTCACTCAATTGCGTAGGTTCTGAAAATACGCGCCCTACGTCCTGTTTAATTGTTTCCTCATACACCGGGAAAAGCGTTGCAGCAGCTAATCTTTCTTTATATGACTCTTCACCTTCGTTGGGCCAGCGCGGAAGATATAACTCACCCAACTGACGCATATAAAGCGTACCACCCATCAAGGCATCGTTTACGTCCCATGCCTCGATCATGTTTTGATAATCAAGATTGGGTGTTGAAATATCTGGCATTGTTATTACATCCGTAGTTGAGTGACTTTACCGACCTTCTTCGGCGGTGAATGCAGAACGCGGTAACGTGTGGCGTCCCAGTCGTGATCTTCCTGCTTTGTGTCCACGTCATCGGGATTCTTGCTATCTCGAACTAAAACGGGAATCCGACTTATCCAGCCGCGACAATAATCAAATACATAGAAAGCTGGTTTTTCGGGCATTCCTGCCTCTGTTTTTTTACCTTCAACTACCGCTTCAAGCATGTCAGCAAAAAGAGATGCACCGTTAATGCGCGAGCCTGGTTTTTTATTTGATTCAACCCACTTCACACCTTGTTTTTCCATCTTCTGTCCAATTGATAGCTCATTATCAGCAGTGTTATAAATTGCACTATCAGCAGGACCTGGAATAACTTTTTTACAGATGCCCGGCATGATATGTATTTGCCCTTGGTCTTTGGTTTCTTTAGGCTCTTCTTCTTCAATACCCACCAGCCGCTTATCTATCCACATAACCCCTTTAGCGACATTAGTAGATGACATGTTTAACCCTTTGTTTAGCTCATCAGACGGACAGCCATACCACTCACCAATCAGAATTAATGATCCAGCCGGTGGACAAAACTTATTCCCATCATGTAATGTTGCTTCACTACCATCAGACTGAGCCCACCACAGATTAGAAAACGGCTTTGACTCCCCCCAGTCGTGAGAGCGGTCAACTATCCAACTATCAGGGATCTTAAACGGCTTGATGACATGTAAGTTTGCATTCCAAAGATGATCAAACCTACCGCCGCTTGTCACATCCCATGAACCTCCAACCCATGCTTTTTTTCTATTAGGATCTTTAATGCCCATTAGCATGGCTATGTATTGCGGATCAAGATATGGGTTTTCTTTATATGAGCCGTGAATTGCGACACGAGTGAGCGTTATATCCTCTTCTCGTTCGGTTTGCGGGTTAAATACTGTTTGAGTTTCTCTAACTACAGTGCCTCTCGGGGCGGTTTCAATGAAACGTTTCTTAACCCATGAGTGCCCAACACCAAACGGATTAGTTGTGCTAAACATTTCAAGCGGTATTGACTTAATTAACTCCCCATTTTCCTTCGGATAGTCAGTTGGGCGAAATGATGAACGCATACATGAAAACATCATCTCGTAAAAACCAGAAGATTGTTGTTTTGTTAGTTCGTTAAACCCAATAAACGGAAATTCCTGTCCGTGATAATCCCAGTAGTCGTCTTCTTCTTTACCGAAGCGAAATAATAATTCTTCACCAGTCGGCCAAATCCACTTTAATTCTGATGCTGACGCAAGATAGCGAGCACCATCATTAAACATGCGATACATGCGCTTTGACTGAGTGATAATATCAGCAAGGTTTTTATATTCCGTATCGAAAATAATTCCACGCCAAAACGAACCATAACCAGCGCCAACATTGCGCCTAAATCTTGCTAGCTGCGCCGCTGTTTTGCCTGGTCCGCGAGTCCCTTCATACAGAATTTCATTGCACGGGCAACTCAAAGCTAGTGATTGAGAACCTGGCAATGGCTTCCAAACTACTTTGTAATTCATTCACCAAGAGCCTCACTCTGCTGTTTTTGTGCCACCGACTCCCAATCATCAACATTGTCACATGTCGGAACCGGCATAATGTTATGAGTTACAACAGTCTTCTGTTCAATTTGATCTTTAAATGCTTGAACACTCACATGCTTACCAAGCAACTCCAAATTTTTAACTTTATCCGGCCATTTAATTTTTTTGAGAATAGTTTCTTCTGTGCTTTCATCGCTGTCATGAATCGTCGTTGAAATATCGAAGCCTGATAATGTTGTACGCCATGACTTAGGCCACTCACTTATTGCTTTTAACCTGCCATCGTCATCAAGAATGTCTAGTACGTCCATTTTGTCGATTTCGACTAAGCGTTTAAGCACGTATTCAGCATCGACTTTAACAACTTCATTACGATCTGACTTTAGTTCTGAAATCCGTTTTTGAATGTCAAGTTTTGACAGGTTTTCAGAGCCAATGCGGTTTGCAGTTTTTTCACTGTACCCCGCGCGAATTGCAGCTTGAGTCGCGTTCAAATCGACGAGGTACTCGCGACAAAACATCTCTTGTTTGCCTGTGAGTGCCATACCTATCCCTTAAATAAAAAAAGCCGCCTAAGCGACCATGTTGAACCCTGAAACAGTTGTAATCAGAACTTTCTACTTTTCAGTCTAATAAATCCCCGGTATTTTAAATACCGCACCGGATTGAATCACTACTATCGAGCACTCTGTTAGCAGAATGCTCTGAATTAGTGACTAGTCTTCATCGGTCGGCAACCATAGAGATATGTCTATTGTTGATTTAAGTCATTGATTTCTTCGAGGTCCTCACTTTAGGAACGGCTTGACTGAGCTATATTTACTCGCCCAAGCCTTAGCAATATGCAGAATTCATACGGGTTCCCACTCGGTCGGTAGCTGATAGCGCCCGCTTTCTTTTCTGACGCCAATATCAATCAGCATCATCCCGAATTCATGCAAGAAAGCATTCATGTATCGTTTGCCACGTCTGCTCAGTTCCGGTGCAACACCGCCAATAAATATGACTCGCTCATCAGCCTTTTTCTCAAAAGGTTCAAGCAGCTTGTAGTAAAACCGCGCCTGACTATCGGGTTTGAGTTTTTCACTTAACCTGCCATCAAGCAGCCCGGCAATGAAATGCTGGTTTACCTGTATATCGCCAAATAAATGACGATATACCAGGCTCTGATTAACCTTCATCAAGTGGTAGCAATACGCCTCAGCAACACGCCAGCAGAAAAATTCATGGGTTGGCATATCCATTATTTCATCTCCACCAAACCAGGAATAGAAACCTGAATTTCTTTAGCTAGCAGCTCCCTTTCTGATTCGATTTTATGCTTCTCGCCACCCACGCCCCACTTGTTCATTATTCTCGCTGCTGTACTCACTTTCCGTTTCTTACTTTGATATTCAAGCTCAAGCCGGTTTGCCTGCGCAAATTTACCCAGATGGCCGAGAATAAAAGCACGGAATGTTTGATAAACTTTCACTTCGAAAGCCGGGGAAAGCCAGGCAGCATAACGAAGAGCAATAAGCTCATGTGCCCATGTACCGCGATAAGCGCCACCACGAATAACATCAAGTATTTGATTTTGTTCCAAAGTGTTTTTTAGCACTTTGGAAACTTCATCTATAAATGCCTGAATTCCATCAGAAGAAAGAAACTGACTAGGCACCTGCCATTTTTGCGCTAAGCCTCCCGCTATTGCTGCCTTATGCAGGTCATTAAGGTTATAGGTGCCATACTCATTACTACGAACTTGAATGTTTTCAATTACGATAGTTGGGTAATTCATTGTGCTTTACCTTTTTAGAGATAGAGCCTGCCTCATAGAAAATCAGACCAAAGAATCAGCACAATACTGAATTTCTCAGGCTCTATTTCCTAAACAGGTTCTTTGGGTTTGAATGCGCATGAGGTGCGCGGTGAAATTCGGATATAAAAAAGCCCCGAATTAACTGGGGCTGTTACTGACACTGCGTTCTAAAATGATTCTCTATTGCTTCACTCATGCGTCGCATCCAGTCTGCGAGCTTTAAAGCGGCTTCTTTCTCCGATTCCAACTCAGGGAAATCAGTAAATTCCATTTTTGGGGTATATCTACCGAATCGGTCTTTTTCAATAACAAGAATTTGTTCGAGAATTGTTTTTGAATTTGTATGTGATACGTAGTATTTACTGAGTTGCGTTTTCTCTTCTCTGTTTTTTTCAAAGTAAATCAAGTCAACTTCCGTTTTCATTTCTTCACCTGCTGGCACTGAGTTTTAATATACTCTTGCAAGTACTTAGTTTGCTGTTCGTTTTCCGCCATCATTCGGAGGAGATCGTAATAATCTTGCTGAGCTGTTTCTGTAAACTGTGGGGTTCCTGCATTGACCATGCCGCGGGAGGAGCCGGCTTCGCCTTGATTACAGGTGGCCGCGACGCGCAACCGGCGACGACCAGCGGCAACATCAGCACGAAGATTGTCAATTTCAGATTTGGCATTGGCAAGCTCCTTTGTATGCTTCACATCAAGCTCGTTTAGCATCGTGATGTGAGAGTTCTGATAGCTGATAGTGTCTGTGAGTTGCTGGATTTCTGACTGTTGCTGCTTTGTAACACGTTGCTCTCTCTGTAACTCAGAGTGATAGTAATAAGCTGTCAGTGAAATAACGATTAGTGCGAGTATCGTGTAGTAATGAGCATTGAATTTCATGACCGTCTGCCAACAAATTGATTGTATTTCTCGTTTAAAAAAGAGAATCCAAAAACAATTGGCATAAGAATAATCAGCAGAGGCCACAGGAATGACATAAACAAAATGACCCCAAACTCCTCAGGATCATTAGCTCGTTTTTCTATCAATGTAAAAATAATAAATGCCGCAATAACACCGACAAAATAAATTACCGGAACCAGAATAATGCTCATCGCTCAACTCCTCATAGCAACTCAAACGCCCGTTCGAACGTCTCCGGTGAATAGGGTTGCTGATTGGCGTTCTCCATCTTGATAATGCCCTCAGCTAAAGCGAACAGGGTTATCTTGTCTTGGGTAGATATCCGATCATTCGCAGAGACACCCACCTTCTTAGCCGCAAACTGAATATAATTTTCAGTGTGGTTCTCGTGTTGCGGTGCGTAACGATTGATAATCTCTCTGACTGTATTCAGATTGTGCTTGCGTTGGTAGTTTTGCAGTAGCTTGAACAGCGCCCGGATACCGTACTCCGGTGACTCAAACCGGCAGAACCGGGGTTCAATCTTTGGATCAAGTGGTAATTGGCCGAGCCAGTCATTGAATCTGTTATAATCAATGTTACCGGGATTATTGTTACGAATGCCTCTGCTGATTTGCATCAGATATTTCCCCGTTCTTTATCAACTCTTGTAAACAACTTAATAAGCCGATAACTACTCTCAAAATTAAAGAAAGCTTTTGAGTGACGAATTTTCTTTCTGAAAATGCAATCTTCACGCCAGAATTTACGCCATTTACGTATACGTAATGACCGGAAGAGTTCAAAATTTCTTACCATCACTCTTATCTCGATTTTCTTTTTTATGATCTGCACGCTGCTTGTTGTATTCCAGTTTCTCAATGAGAGCGCTTTCAATGTCATAATTAAATGCTTCTGCGTAATCTAATATCCTGATAACTGCATCAGCGAGTTCAACTTCTACCATCATTCTATGAGATAGATGATCATCCCTAAGATTCTTACGTTCACCTTCCATTGCCTCGCTGATTTCAGAATGAATAAGACAGAGTAGTGTTCCTTTTTCTCTCGGCTTATCCCACCAACCAGCATCTATATTTTGCTGATGAATAACTTTCTGTAATTCTGATATAGATAACTTACTCATTCTTTTACCCCCGCTTTACGATTCAAAGTCCCGCGCATGAGTTGGCCAAAGAAATCCGTTCCCAGATATCCAATAATCACGCTGCCGATATAAGCCAGGTCCGTGCTCAGATTTAAAAAGACCAATAAGTCACGAATAAACCATGCAATTAAAGCGCACATCATTGCGTCAATAATTGTCTTCCAAAACTTACCGCCGTTATATCGGCCTCTGAGGTAAGCCATTGTCGCGGCCAGTGCCGCGCCTAAACCTTGCTCTTTGACTGATAACAGCCATAACCATAGCTGCATCCAGATGTCAGGCTGCTTGTCCATGAGTTTCATATCCACCCCCATAAATGGGCGTCCGTGGGGTGAACTATGTTACCCCTGTGAGTGAGTTAATGAGATGCCAACCACAACAAGATTGGAGTGTTGAGATATTGCGGCGGCGAAAATGAAAAATGACTGTTATAAACAGTCACAAATAAAAATATATTCAAAAACAAGACATTCAGATAATTCAGCTACTCTTTATTATCTGTTTTTGAGCTTATTTTCTGAATCATATATGATGAATTAAATAAAAATGAGATTAACTCAAATGTCATTGCCAATCCATAAAAGAACGCCCAAGTGCTGATAAACTTAAAAAGTTGGCAAGGGAAAATTTTGTTTATAGCGGCCCATGCCATAACTAAAACAAAGGCAACTAAGGGGTATCCCATATCAACGGGAACTATTTCAGGACCAAAGTTTATTTTTTTGTTTTTCTTTCCTTCTGTTAGGAGTTTTAGAAAACTATTTGGCATTACGAACATTAAAGCAAAAACACCTATCCCGAAACCAAGTATACTAGGAAAAACTGAAAAAATAGTATCAGACGGCTCCCATGACCAATTGGGCATAGTTTTATTATTGATTAAAAACAAAGCTTCAACAAAGAAAAGCAGATATACCATTTTTTTAAAAATCCTATTCCACCACATATTAAGAGGTGCAAGTCTTTTGTTGCCTTCATCATCACCTTCATAGGCGTAAGCATTAACGATACGGAAGATAGAACCCATAACAGGTATTTTTCTAATTAATTTATATATTTTATTCCTCATAAAGTACCGCCTATGCTTACACTTATAAGTTAATAATCAATCATCACCTAAAACGCTCTTATTTTTCTTTATAATATTTATCTTCATTTTAGTTTTATTTATAGCACTAAAAATCAAATCTTTAATTAAGATAGCTTTTTCGCGAGAACCCATCTTATGTGTTTTTTTTAAAGACTCTTTTACAGGGTAATCTTCCATTTGATATCTTTGAGCTTTCCCATCTTCATCCATATATGAAACCTCGGCATTTCCATACTTAGTGGCAAGTATAATCTGTATCTTTGCTTGTTGCGGAAGATCAATCATTAGAGAATTCGGAAAGCTTTTATAGTTAGATTCCCATCTAGCTACATTTTTATCCTTCATTTCTTGCTCTGCTTGTCGGATAATTTCTTTTTCTATGACGTCATCAAAGCTATCTGAGTTTGAAAATGTTACATGCCCCTCATAGTGCCTATAACCTTTTTTAGGTGATTCAAAAAAATCTTTTATAGAATCAGCAGAAGTTAATTCCTCTACTTCAAGATTATGATTTTTAAAATATTTCTTAGCGTGAGAATCTAAAATCTTCTTAAGAGCTAAAATCAAAGGTTTTCTTGTGGGTAATCCCTTTGTTTCATGGATAGCTAAAATATGGGCATAAGGATCGAAAACAAACTCCAGATTGAAACGCTTACTGCTAGTATTGCCTTTTGAGCGATATTCAGTTTCACCACTGTTTGTATCTACAAGCTCATTGACATCATCAAACTTCAAAAAAGAGCCATAGATAACCTTCTTGCTCCCATCCTTATCGGGGTATTCATGAACTGATACACTAAAGGGAGCAAAAAACATTCCACCTCTCATGGATACAGCAATAGAGCTCAATTTCTGTTTGTTTTTTCCGCATTCCTTAATTTGATCATTTAAAGATTCGAATAACCGACAGTATCCCTCATAACCTACTTCTTTAACGTTTTTACTATCTATAGGAAGGAGTTGAATGTTATAAAATTTATAATTAGCCATAGATTTTTATCCATTAAGAATTGATCTCACTAATTTTAGTGGCATAAATCAATTCAACAACCCTATCGAAAGAAAATCACTACAGATATCACATCATACACATCGCGAAACTGTACATAAATACAGTATGCTATCAATGCAAACTCTGACAAGAAGATTTTACCTATCAATAAAAAAGGCCACGCCATGCGCAGCCATTAATGAATGCCACACCAGCCATTAGACAGACTGAAACTTTTATCTGAGAACGGGGGATGTGGGCTTTATATTCGATGTGTCTTTGTTGATGAGGCTCTTTCGCTTCTTGCTCCGAGCATAAATGAAAAAGTACTACTTAATTTCTCAAAAATCAATTAATTTAAAAATATTTTTTCGATAATTGTGAACAATAAAAATTAACACTCAATTTCTCGTTTAATAGCGTAATACATTTCTGACTCCAATAGCTCCTCGCACCAAACGACTCGTTTTCTTGCGTATTGAATGTCGCACCCAGTCAAATAAGAAAGCTCACGTGCGATCTTTTGCGGGTTTTTGCGCTCACAATATCGTTTAATTGCAATATCCCGAATGGGATTACCCTTTTTAAAGGTTTTATTTAATACCTTTTCAATAAAAGCGGCATCATCTGATTCTTTGGCGAGAGCGATGATGTCACTTAATGATTGTTTGGGTGAAAGAATATCTTTAGCTTTCTTAAATAGCTCTTCTCCACGATATCCAAACTTATGCAAGTCTTTCACTACCTTAATGATCCGCTGTCCTTCTGTGTCACTCCATTCAGTACGAATCATAAGACGACCAATAACACTGCATTCACTACTAGGTTCTTCTCTTCCGCTGTGCTGCTTACCCCATATCATCAGCATGTAACGAACCCAAACGCGCTGACTTGGAGTTATTGTTTTCCAGCCTTTTCCCCATGCTCGGCGAAGATCTTTATTATTGGCAATATAGACCAATAAATAAAATGGCGACTTACTCATCTTACCTCCGGCAATACTGTGTGAAATCCATCATATGCGGTGCTGAACATGACTCTGACACCTGGCATAATCACGCCAACAACAAAGAATTTGTTACAAAACTGAATTATGTTGTAGTCAATTCCGCTCTTCTCTTTTTTGAACCTGGCATTCTCAATAGCTTCATAAAAATCATCGAATATCATGATCCCTCCTGAATTTTCTTTTTCAAGCTTCGAGTTTTTTCACGATACTCATCACGGATCTTGATATAGTCCTCTCTTCGATAATGCGTCATCTCATGCGGGCCATTAAGCCAGTCAACTAGCTCTTGACCAAACTTCTCAATTAAGCTTTCTTCATACTGCTGACTAACTGTCTTATTCTTATGTGAAAACTTACCCGCACCGCCATTGCATGACTTGCATTGCTTATAAGCGTTTTTCTCTTCAAATCTAAGTTCGGGATGAGCGCCCACTGATAAGAAATGACCACAGTCCCATTGCCCACCGTGCAAATCTGGCGGATTACTTTCTCCGCAACTAATACATGGGCTGTCTTTATCTCTTTCTCTGATAAATGCATTAAATGCCTGTTGTGCATGATTTCTAAAATAAGAGAGTGGCTTTACTGCTAATCGACGGGCTTTAAGTTTATCTTTCTTCTCTGCTAATTCTTGTTGCTGTTTCTTTTTAAGTGCTAACTCTGCTTTCTCTCTGTCTCTATTCCGCTTCTTAATTGCTAATTCCGCTCCGTGCTCTGGATTACACCAATATATATTTGGATATTTCGGTATAAACCACTCGCAGCATATTTTACACTTTCTCCTTGATGGCTTTTTCATTTCTATTTCTCCGTCTATCCCACTTTGCACGCAATAGTTGATAAACATAGTCAAACGTTTCAACTTCTGACTCCGTAGGAACTGGTTTTGATTTTTTATTAGATGGGACTTTATAGATTAGATTATTGATGACTCGCTGAGTCTGTGATGTTTGCTGACTCATTTAATTTATTTCCATCTTTCAATATTAACGTCCCAACACAGCGAAGAACGCAACTATCGCAAATATCACTGTTATTCATTCCTGAAACTATTGCATTTACTTCATCTTGTGATTTACCACAGAAATTACACCAGTGTTTATTACCTGCTATCATTTATCTTGCTCCTGTTTTAATTAAAAAAACGATAATAATCGATTCTCTGTTAATTTATCCGCACTTCTGAAAATATGCTTAAGCGCCGCATTAATCATTGCATTGTAACAACGCTCGAATTCGTCTTGTTCCATGTTTGCATAAGCCAGGCTTTTTGCTTCCGTCCTTATTTCCCCGTTCAATCTGACTGTTTGCTCATAGAACCCGGCAAGAATTGTTAAGTCTTTTCTGAATCTATCGAACTGACTATGCTCGTCCATATTTTCCAATTCTGCTTTATCAGCACACCAATGATCAAAGCAGAATTTAAAGAACGCGAACATCTTTCTATGAAATGCAGGGTTTCTAGTTAATTTAAGTTCGGCTGTATATTGCTCGCCATTTTTAAATTTAGTTAAACGCGGTAAATCGTGTTCAAATGCCGGAATAAATACCCCACCAGCATTTTTAATCATTTCGATTTGCATTTAATCACCCCACCCACATATAACCAATTTTCACCTTCTCAGCTTCTTCGCGTGTTTTAAATGTTAATTGGGTTTTATATAATGATCCGTGGCAATTATATTCAACATCGACCGACCAATATGAACCCAACGAAAATTCATGTTTTTTGGGTTCGGATAAAACAACTTCAACTGTGTATTCTAGTAAGTTCATATTAAAAGTCCTTCCCATGTGAATTTAAATTGAATTTCCGTCTGATTTCCGCGAGATGATTTAATGCCCGCTCCTTGCTGCTCGGAATGTGTAATTTAGGGATCTGCTTAACTGGCGCGGGTATTTGCTCCCCTGATTCCATTCTCCGCGACATAGCAATAAGCTCTTTGCTGCAACGCTTACGCAACTCAGACTCAGTTAAATTCAGTCCCCGCATTTGTGAGTATAATTTCGTGACCATCCAGTAACAGGCATTTGATTGCCATGGGTAATTTTCAGCAGAACTGTATAGCCCCCGACGAGCGCTATAGTCCATGATCATATCGTATAATTCCGACTCATCAGGCAGCCCGGCATTTTGAATGCCGCCCCGCTTGCACCACTGGACAAATTGGCCGGGTGACGGCAGAAAAGGTGTATCTTGCTGCCTCGCAATCTTCATTCCAGCATTGACTTGCTCCACTGTTCTGATGCCATTTTCAGCAAAAGCGAGAACCCACTGCCGACGTAGTTCGTTAAAATCGTCCTGTGTTTTGATATTTGCCATCAAAGCCGGAAAAGCACCTTTCAACTGGCGAAATAACTCATTGAAAATTTCGGCGGCTTGTCTTGTGACTTGTGTTCCCTGTTGTGGCTTTTGAGATCCGGCCATAGCCTGTAAAGCTCTGCTATCCCGATTCTGTACCACGGTAGCAAGATTTCTCATATCGTTAGCCCGTCTATCCAGTCCGTATTATTAAAATCCAGGCTCTGCTTAGCACGCGGCGGATATTTGGGCTTGAATAGCCCTTGCCACCCGTTAGCTATGCTTGTGTTAATCACGTCAGCAGGATCATGCCCATCGTCAAAACACTCCTTTAGGAAATTGAATGCCTTTGTAACCGTAATTTGGGTTTTAATTGGCTTGCCAGATTGCTGGCGATAGCTTACCCACTCCGACCAAGCATCACTGTTTAACCATTCTGGGATTTCGGCTTGCAACGGATCGAATTTCGTTTTCGGTTTTGGTTTTGGTTTTTCCGGCAAAGGGGATATAAGGGGATCATTAATTTCTTTTTTCTTTTGTATAGTTTCTTTTGTGTTTAGCTGACTTGGCTTATCCCTATTAGCTGACTTAGCTAATGTTTCGCTAAGTCGGCTAATGTCTGTATCCCACTCAGAAACGACCTTGTTTATTCCTATTTGATTTCCAGATAACACAATGATTTTCATTGCAATCATTTCATTTTTTGCTTTACATACATGTGTATGATGAATACCGGTCATTTCTGCTATCTGAGTATTCGTTATTCGGTCTGTTTTCTTACAAAAGCCATATGTTTTTCTGATAATCGCTAATGCAACTTTGAGTTGTCTGGCTGTTAAATCAGCACTCATTATTGCTTCAAGCAGCTCATTAGCAATACGCGTATAGCCATCTTCAACATCAGCCACTTTAACAACCTCCCTGCGAGATGCGGGAAAATTAATTACCTCCGCTGTGTTCATGTGACCTCCTTTTCAGCTTGATTTTTCTTGTAAAATCGCTGTTTTTTTGACATGATATTTACCTATTTTTAGTGGTACCGGGGAAATGAGAGCTCCCCCGTTTGACTCATATTTGATTAGCCTCGCCTGTTACAGCAGATGAGGCTTTTTCTTTCGGTTCTCTGATATGTTCAAGTATCGAAAGCAACTTACTTGCTTCTACTCCCGTTAGAACGATATTTGCATCGCATCCAGGAGCGGCAACACTCCCCTCTGGTAAGCCAAGTTTGACAACCATCAGACTCGCTAATTTAGCTATCCGGTTTTTGTCACGGCTTAAACCGGACGGATGTATTCCCATCTCTTTTGCTAACTCGTTATTCCCATACTCAAGAGCGGTTTTTAACCAGTAACTTTCTAGCAGTTCGGGTTTACATGTGATCTGAGTTTTGCAAGTTTTTGCAATATCCATATGTTAAATTTCCTAAATAAAGTTAAATTTATAGCCTTGGTTAAGGCTACGCTCCCCGATTAACGAGGAATCCCTATTACTTACACAGGGAATCTACACTTTGCAGCGTAGTGGGCGGATTGTTAAAGAGCGTATAAGTCAAACTCGGCTACTTGTATTATCAATATTGTTGCGCTATATGAATCACGTCAGCCATAAATCTTTTTGGGTAAAGAATTTGCATCTCGCTAATTTCCCCATGGAAGTAACGAGATAACTTCTCAGCTGTGTCAAGTGAAGGAATTTGTATCCCTCGCTCAATCCGGCTTAAGTTTCCAACATCAACACTTATTGCTCTGGAAACTTCTGAAATAGTTAATCCTTTTTCTATGCGTATTTTTCGAAGTGGTGTTTTCATCTTTACCCCCTTTAAATGCGTATTGCGCATATTACACCACGCAAAAAATATGCGCAATACGCTTTGCGAGAAACGCATTACTAGAATGTAATAGGTCCATGAAAGTAGGTGAAAAAATAAGAAAACTTCGCCAGGCGAAGAACATGACGCTCCTCGATTTAGCGACAGCTATAGATAGCGATGTCGGTAACTTGTCGCGCCTTGAGAGAGGTAAACAAGGTTACAGTGATTCAATACTAAGTAAGATCGCTGAAGCACTATCAGTTCCAGTTGCTGAACTCTTTTCATCAAATGACGTTTTGGGTACTGTAAATAAAGTCAGTCCTAATTCACAAACTGGCTCCAAGGAGAGCGGTATGTATAAAGTTGATGTGCTTGACGTTTCGGCTAGTGCTGGCTTTGGTAGTACAATTAATGATGTTATTGAGGTAATTAGATCAATTGAATATACCGCTCGATATGCAAATACTATATTCGGAGGTAGGCCCGAGGGATCTGTTGCACTCATTAACGTTCGCGGAGACTCAATGGAGGGTACAATTGAATCAGGTGATCTGATATTTGTTGATACCAATATCACATTTTTTGATGGTGATGGAATATACGTTTTCTATTTTAACGGTGACTTGTATGTGAAACGACTCCAGAAAGTTAAATTCGAACTGAAAGTTATATCTGATAATGACAGATATGAAACATGGTCAATTACACAAGATGAATGCAAGATGCTACACATCGAAGGTAAGGTGCTGATTAGCCAATCACAACAAATACGGCGACATGGATAGAGTATAGCCACGCCTCTATACTTTATATTGTTAATCAATACAATAACCCAGAATTTGTCTGGGTTATTGCCTTTCCATAAATCATTTCGCAGATCTACCGGTAAAAATCAATCAAACATCTTACATCAGTTAATCAATATATCCTCCCTCAAAACGGCCTAGAAGATTTTTTAGAGTAAATTTGCTTTAAAAACAAAACAATAAAGCAAAAATAAGAAAACAACATCAAATATGCGCTTGACGCATTTGCGCATTACGCATATATTAATCACATCAAAGCACATAGACGAACGGGCAAGGAAAGCCCACGAAGTAGCTGCCGGTGGCGTAAGAAGAACCGGATGATTCGCAAGTGCTAAGAAATAACGCAGTACCAGTAAGAACAAGATAGGAAGCAGTAACTAACAAGGAAGTTTCGCTCTTTAACAATATGACAAGTATGCCGCGAGGTGTACATCAAAGCTAATTAACGGAGGTTCTTATGAATGCAAAACAGCGTTGCAAATTACGCCGCAAAAATCGACGCATGGAAGAGCAAAATCTTATTGAAGCTAACAGAAAGCTCGAAATGAAAATCGTCACTAATTTATCGGGGTGTTCAACAAAAACATTAAAAGCCGTCTCACTGTCAGTTATCAAACAAAATAAGACAGTGGAATCATTTAATAACCGTTGTTTACGCAACACTTTTCTCTATTCAGTCAAGAATAAGAAAAGTAGCAATATTACAGCGAGAGGTTAATTGTGAAAAAATCATTTTATGTGTTAGCTGGGAAGTATGTGGAGTACGAAGGAGAACAAACTGAGGATATCAAATTCGCTCATTCATTTAACTCGATGGAAGAAGCAGAGCAATGCGTTATTGAAAATGAATTAACAGTATGTCAAATATGCCGAATTGAAGTTTATTTCAATTAAATTGCAGCTCATTAAGGATATAAATATGAACGTTGAATTTATTAACGAATTGCGTGCTACGCTGAAGCGGGATAGACAATCAGCTATTCGTTTTCGCCATGATGCTTGGCTGCGTAAACATTGCATTCAACAGGCATTGCTTAAGCGGGCTATCATTCGTGAATTTAAAGCTACCTGTTAACTAATTCCAGCTCATTTACGAATGGGCTGTGGTGAGTTAATTACAGGAGAATAAAAGTGGAACTTGAAAAGTTATTAAGCGAAATACGTGATGTAAAGAATGACATTGAATGTATAGAGCATGTAATTTATCTCAAAGCAGATGGATTGTGTATATCTGTGATTAATGAGCCACGTTTCTATGCTCAAGCTGACAATGAACTTCTTATTGATGCTCTAAATAGTAAAAAAATAGAGCTAACTAAGAGACTAAATAAGTTAAATGAAGCAAAAAAAATTCTGAAAAAATAATTTCAGGACTGATTGCGTGAGTTTCGCCACACTGGGAAAATAGGAATCATCGGCACGGAAGCCAATTATTAATTAACAAATAGAGAGTAATAATTATGGCTTCAATAACATTAACAACACAACAAATACTGTATGCATGTGATTTTGCAGGTATTGAATATATTATGCCGGATAACTATATGCTGGAAACCGAATACACTATCAATGACAACATTGAAATAAAGGATGATGACGGTGTTGAATACAAAGGATTTGGAATCTATCTTACAGAATATCCTGAAGAAGGTGCGGAGCCTTTAGATAAATAATGCAATGCCGTGGATGGCTAATATATATGGAGTAGTGACGCCAGCGGATGGCGTTGGGGATATAAAATAGAGAAAGAGCTTAAGAAGCACGCTAAATTATGTTCTGTTCTCAAACAGCATCAGATTCAACTTTATAAATTAATTCTCGAAAAGGATTTCAACGAAGCTTATAAATTATGCATGGACATTAAACACGAATCGGGTAATTAATCATGAAAATAAACAAACAACTTTTCAATTTAGCTCAATCTAAAGCTAAAGCAGCATGTAATATAGAATGTCAAATCGAGTGGTTTATAGCAATGCAATATTTAAGGTTAGCATATGAAGATGGTTAAAGAGTGGCTCTTTGCTATGTTATTTCCCGCTTGTCTAATTCTCTTCTCGACGTTAATTTTAATTTTCTTGAGGTAATTATGCTTATAGTCAATTGTGACTCTTTTAAAGTCAAACACTCTAGTAGAAAAAATGAAATCGAAATAACCGGCAACGTCCTTATACAAGGGAATTCCGAGGAAGTACTTAATTCAACTAATCTTTGTTTCAATGAAGTAAGAGAATATTTCGAGAACAGGGGTTATAAAATAGAGGCTTTATAATATGAACACTCATCAACATCAGGAAAACAACAAAGAAACGGAATTCTATAAAAAAATCGGCTATTCAGATAAAGAGATTATCGAGCACAGGGAAATTGAATATAAACGCTCTATCCAAGGATTGGATATGAATATGCCTATTAGCTCAATCGAATTTAACGGAGATTTCACATGACCGGATATCTAATAAGAGCCCCGGATATTTTCAAGAATAAGCAGGAAGCTATAGCAGCAGTCAGGGAAATAATTAACGGAAAACCTCATCCAAACGTTTTTAAATTATCAAATATGGCAATCGCAGAAAAGCTATGGAATGCAAATCTCGATGCTGCATTAAATCACCCTCCCCTCCATTCTGATTTAATCAATAAGCGGGAAGCTCATAAAGCTTTGGAGTGGCGGGAATATTTCAAAACCCACAAACGAGAATATGACCACTACCGCGGCGATAATCCAACGCGTCGTCATGGCGGTATTTTTACCGGAGATTAATAATGAAATTTGCAAAAGCCATGAGAAAACAAGCCAAGCTAAGGCTTGCCCTTACCGGGCCGAGCGGTTCGGGTAAAACATACGGAGCATTAACAATCGCAAAAGGACTTGGCGGCACAACAGCGGTTATTGATACAGAGAAAGGAAGTGCATCGCTGTACTCCGATCGATTCAACTTTGATGTTCTTGAATTAAGTCCGCCATTTACCCCAGAGCGATTCATTGAGGCAATCGGCGCTGCACATGCTGCCGGCTACGATAACCTCATCATCGATAGCATCACTCACGAGTGGAGTGGGACGGGTGGCTGTCTGGAAATGCTGGATAGTCTGGCGAAGGCCAAATATCGCGGAAATACGTGGTCAGCATGGAGCGACATCACCCCGCGTCATAACAAGTTTCTTGACTCAATTCTTCGTTCCGATATGAACATCATCGCAACTATGCGCAGTAAAACTGAAACAGCCCAAGTCGATAACGGCAATGGGAAAAAACGTGTTGATAAGCTGGGTATGAAATCAGAACAACGCGACGGGGTTGAATATGAATTCACTACAGTTCTGGATTTGAATCATGGGACTCACACAGCAACAGCAAGCAAAGATAGAACGGGTTTATTCAGTAATGCTGATTTCACTGTCATTGATGAGAATACAGGCAAGCGTTTAGTGGATTGGCTGAATGATGGAAGAAGTAAAGCTGAAATAGACCTTGCTCACTTCACTGATTTTGCAAGTAAAGCGGAAAATTTAAAGGAGCTCAAAGTCGCATTCGCCGAGGCTTATAAGTCACTCAGAGATACCCCGGAACAAATAAAAGCTCAAGAAGCTTATGAGCTGAAAAAATCAGAACTTGAGCCAAATGAGGCGGCATAAATGGCAATCAATACGATTACAGTTAGTGGAAATTTGGGTAAAGATTGCGAACAAAGATGGACTCCGGCAGGGAAGCCAATCGCCTCTTTTTCTCTACCAGTTAAGCAAGGCTACGGTGAGCATGAAAAAATATCATGGGTAGTCTGCAAGATGTTTGGGGCTAAGGCTGAAAAGCTGCCCCAGTACTTAACCAAAGGGATCAAGGTCGTAGTGACGGGTGAATTTCTTATGGAAGAATGGACGGCGCAGGACGGAACCAAGCGATCAGCAGCGGTAATTATTGTCGAAAAATTGGATTTTTGCGGCAATGTGCAAGGAAGTCAACAGCCACAACAGCAATATTCAGGGCAACAACAATCTCAGCAGTTCAGCGGTGGCGGCGCTCCTTCGCGTCCAGCTCAATCCTCCGCTCCACAAAGCAATGAGCCACCAATCGATTTTGATGACGACATTCCGTTTTAGAGTTCACCTCGAAAACGGAATGTAAGGATAGTTATGATATATGGCGAAAAATTTAATGGCGACCCATGCCCACAGGGGCACACGCTCAGATACGTTTCAAATGGTAGCTGTATCGAATGTCAGAGCAGTAGAGATAAAAAAAGAAAAAAGGAAAAAAGAGAAAGTAAAAATAAAGTCAATCCAGACGACTTTACTCATCGCGTGTTTATTCTTGGAAATCCTGAAAGATGTAAAAATTAATTAATAATGAGGTGATTTATGGCTGCGCGGTTAGAAATCATTATCTCGTTTGATGAAGACCTAAATAAGTGTCACGTAGAATGGACCACTGGAGAAAGTAGCGATATAGCAAACGAAGAAAAGCAAGTTATTTCTCAATTAAAAAATAAGTTGTTATGCTCAATGGAGAATGAGTTAATTAGCTGTAGTAGGCATTATCTTCATTAAACAATATGGAATTTAATTATTTACGTTAATTGGAGTGAAAGAGTTTAACATATTTACTTCAATTACTTAGGTGGTGAATGATGAATAAAAGCATCTTAGATATGTGTTGCGGTAGTCGAATGTTTTATTTCGATAAGTTTAATCCCGATGTTCTTTTTTGTGATATCAGAAGGGAAAAGCATATTTTATGTGATGGACGAGAACTGAATATTGAACCGGATATTATCTGTGATTTCCGCGCCCTGCCATTTGCCAGTAATTTATTCAAGTTAGTTGTATTTGACCCACCACATCTTTGCAGGGCTGGTGAAAATGGCTGGCAGCGTAAAAAATACGGCGCACTAAATAAAGCGAGCTGGAGAGATGATTTGGCTCATGGATTCAAAGAAGCATTTCGAGTTCTGAAAAAACATGGAACTCTTATTTTTAAATGGAATGAAACTCAGATAAAAACATCTGAAATTTTATCACTGACTGATGTAAAACCGGTGTTTGGTCATTTGTCTGGCAAACAAGCAAATACACACTGGATAGCATTTTATAAAAAATAGTAAATCAAAGGTAACTATCATGACTAAAAATACAGAATCTTTAATATTCGCATGTCACGAATTAGCGAGGGTAGCAAGTTGTGACGATTATTTAATTTTGAATGAGATTGCTGATAGATTGGAATCTCTTCGTAAAGACCGTGAAAGCTACAAAGAAATGTTTGTTGAATCATGTTTAGGTTTGGGGGCTATAGCTAATGCGGTAGGGATTAAAGCTGAAGATGATTCAGGTTCGCCGAGTCAAGTAATTGATAAGATTGAATCAATAATACTTCAATCTCGCATCGATGGTATTAAACATGCGCGCAACAGATTAATTGCAGCATATTTAGCTGGGTTTATAGACAAACAAGAGTCAGAAGTACGTGACATAGCAACAATGATTGATAGCTCTGCAGCATCAATTCAATTAGAAGTGACAGAGGATTGGTTAACGGATGATTTCGGCAATGAGTGGCTTATGTCGGAGATAAATAATGAGTAAACAAATGATACTTAAAGCTCAAACAAACATGATTGGCTCTATGAGTCAATCAGAGCTAAATATAACAGAAACGGAATGGAAAGGAATGACGGATGAAGAACGGCAACAAATAATTAATGAATTTATGTCTACTATTGTTGATATTTGGGTGGAAACAGCGGATGAATGAATACTTATGTCATCACTTTTATTTTATATGGAAACGAATGTTCACGCGATACATAATAAACACGCTTGTATCGCGCGAAACAAGTTTATCAGAAGCAAAAGACATTGCTGCATGTGAAATTGAGACATATTCAAAAAGGCGTGGATATTGGAAATATATTCATCCTCATGACGCTGCTAAAGAAGCATTATCATATTGGAGTGATTAGAATGGAAATAAAAGAAATATTAGAGCGATTCAAGAAAGATACAAAAGACCACAGCATTGAAATATTACATGACGATGGCTTATATCGTCATTTACGATTCAGTAAAAATAACAGTAGTGCATATTATTTCGATATAGTGACGTGGCCGGGATATCTTTGTATATCCGGTGATATGGGTTGTTTTACATTCTCTCGTGTTACAGATATGTTCCGTTTTTTCAGAGACTCAAACGGTGAATTATCTATAAACCCGGGTTATTGGGCAGAAAAGCTACAAACCGGCGTTGGACATAACAAAGAAATATATAAAGAGTGGTCACCGGAGAAATTCAAAGATGTTGTTAGTGAGGCTCTTAATAATTTCACTGATGATAACGATGATATTTCTGTTGATGTTCTCGAAGAAATAAAAGAGTCAATCGAAGAGATAATTTCATGCTCACATAATGAATATGATGCAATATCAGCAATCAGAAATTATGACGATGAGTATGATATTTTTGCGGACTTTTGGGAAAATGATTGCACTAGATATAAATTTCATTATATCTGGTGCTGCTATGCAATAGTCTGGGCCATCAATAAGTTTGATGAACAAGTGGAGCAAACATGGAAATAAGATTAGATAAATATGTCATCACATCAGATGAGTATCAGTTCATTCTTAATGAAATTAAAATAAACAAAGAGGGTAAAAACATCGGTCAAGAGAGATTGCAAACAATCGGCTATTATCCGCGACTAGAGCAATTAATTAAGAAATTAATTTTATTAGAAATTCGTCGTAGCGACATTAAATCACTGCAAGATATGCGTGATAAAATAAATCAGTTTGCAACAGAAATTTCATTGAAAATAAAATAAGGTTAATTTATAGCAGACTTCGGAGTAAGTAACACGCCGAAAGAATTACGAGATAATGCGCTTGAATGCGAGTGGATAAGCTACGGAGCAATTTGGATTAACCCTCCATACTCTGATATTACGCAGTGGGTAGAAAAAGCAGCAGAACAATGCAGGAAGCAAAATCAGTCGGTCGTTATGTTAGTCCCGGCAGATACATCGGTCGGCTGGTTTAAATTAGCCATGAACTCTGTAGATGAAATCAGGCTAATAACAGGAGGTCGTATTTCATTTATTAATGCTGGCAATGGAAAGCCAGTGAACGGAAATAATAAGGGTAGCCTGCTGTTAATCTGGCGTCCATTTATCAAATCACGCTGTATATTCACAACAGTTGATAAAGATGAACTGATGTCAACTGGCTCAAAAACATTAAAGGAAATAAAATCACATGAAATTAATTAGCTTAATAAAGCCGATCAAAGTTAACTACTTCGGCATTGAGTTATCAGTCCCTCACTGGACTAAATTTATAGCAATGGACGAAATTGGGTTAGCATTAGCATGGAACAAAAAACCATCTCAATTAAAAGGATACTGGGACTCTGAATCACTACAATCTCAATATGAAATTGTAGCTATTGTTGATTTGGAAGATATCGACTGGAAAGAAACTCTCGTTGAAATATGAGTGTAATTAGAGGAGGCTTGATTATGTTAACTTGCTCAATGAAAGATTTTAAATACACGTCGGATGATTGGTATTTTGATAATTCACCTAGAATGAAAATAACTGATTTGAAATTTAATCTAGATGAATGACCAAGCTCTTGAAAACGGACGCCGAAAAATAGCAAGGGAATGCTTAAGCGAGCTGACAGCTCTTAATAAATACGACGATAAAGCAGTCACAGCAATACTCGATAAATATACGCAGCAATTCAAATTAATTATGAATGAGCATCATATGAAATTCAGTGCTAAATCAGTGCTGTCTTATTATATTCGTGGTTTACAAAAAGAAAGGATAGACAAATGAGCGATCCTATTTATCTGACTGATATTGAAATTTTTTCAATAACAGGATTTAAGCAAAAAAGCCAACAAATAAAGTGGCTGATAAGCAATCACGTACATCATTATGTTAATCGGCTGGGTAAACCCATCGTTATCAGAACCACAATTACCGGTAAATATATCACTCAAGCTAACACAGATCTGGAAGCACCTGATTTTGGAGCATTAACTAATGGCAAGGAAACGCAAAGATCATAATGATAACAAACTACCCACACGCGTATCAAAAACCAAATATTCTTATTACTTAAAAACTAAAGATAACAAAACTATCATGCTTGGACCATTAACAATGAGTATGACAGAATTATGGGCAAAATATGATGGAGAAATAGCAAACCAAAAAATAGTAATGACATTCTCTAAATTGTGGGGCATGCACTTAAATAGCCCCGCATTTACTGAATTATCAGCACGTTCTCAGAAAGATAAACTACAGGGAGCAAAAAATATTCTAAAAGTTTTTGGTCACATAAATGCAGATAACATCAAGCCAGAACACATCAGACAGTATATGGATATAAGGGGAACTCAGAGTAAAACACAAGCTAATCATGAGTTATCTTATATGTCTGTAGCATTTGGCTGGGGATATGAGAGAGGTTATTGCAAGATGAATCCGTGTTCGGGGGTAAAGAAGTTCTCACTAAAAAACAGAGAAAAATATATCACAGACGAAGAATACCATGTCGCTTATGATGTATCTTCCCCTGTTGTTAAAATAGCTATGGAGATATCATATCTATGCGCATCAAGGATCGGAGATATATTGAAGCTAAAGCATAACCAGATATCAGAACAAGGGATTTACATTAAGCAAGGGAAAACAGGAGCTAAGCAGATAAAGCAATGGACTGATAGATTACGCGAAACTATAAATTACGCAGTAAAACTATTCCCTCCCGCGTCAACACAATCATATGTCATTTTAAATGCAGATGGTAATCAATTCACAAAATCAGGTTTCGATAATCACTGGCGTGAGACAAAAGAGAAAGCAGCGGAAATATTAGGAAGAAAAATTGATTTCACGTTTCACGATATCAAAGCTAAAGCAATCTCAGATTTTGAAGGAAGTTCAAAAGACAAACAATTATTCAGTGGTCACAAAACAGAATCTCAAGTAAAAGTTTATGATCGCAAAACAAAGATAACCCCCACCCTAGACCTTCCAAAAATCAACAAAAATGAAAGAATATAG